CCGAGCACCGGCTCGGTGACCGTGCCGCCGTTGCCGTACCCGTGCCCGGAGCCCATGCCCATGCCGCCGGACATCAGGGTCGGCCCGTACACGTGCTCGGCGTAGTTGATCGCGGCAGCCACGTTCGCGAGCGGGTCGTAGATGTTGCCGCTGGTCCCGGGCACGTGGTACGCCTGGAACGTGGTCATGATGGTCTGCAGGAGGCCCCTGGACGGGTCACCGGCCGCGGCGTTGCTGTCGGTGAGGTTGATGGCGTTCGGATTTCCGCCGGATTCTGTTTGCATCTGGTAAAGCACCTGGGCCTCTAGCGACGCGGGCAGGCCCAGCATCTTCAGGGCCTGGTCGACGACGCCTTTCCACTGCTGCACCCCGGCCCCGGCCGTGCCCCCCGGGACTGACGATCCGGAGGCCGCGGCGGTCTTGCCGGTCAGCCAGGACATCACGTCGCTGACCGTCTGCTTGCCCATGGCGGCGAGGATGCTTTTCACGTCCCCGCCGGCCCCGCCGGTGCCCAGCCCGAGGAACTTGCCGAGCTTGTCCAGCACGGCGGCCAGGCCGCCGCTGGGCAGGCCGGTCACCGCCGGCACTGCCCCGGGGATCAGTCCGCCGAGGGCGGTGCTGAGCCAGCTGGGGATGATCCCGCCGGCCGCGTAGCCGGGGACGCCGGCCGCCTTGAAGATCCCCGCCAGCAGCTTGCTTTTGTCCTTGTCAACAACGGTCTCCCCTGGCTCGAGGAGGGCGGGCACGGTGTCGCCGCCGCCGTAGCCGGGCAGCAGCCCGCCGCCGGCCATCTTCAGCGCGGGGATGGGCTTTCCGAGGCCGAGCGCACTGGTGATGGCGTCGAACGTCTGCCCGATCGGGTTCAGGACGCTGTTGACCACGAACTTGACCGGCGTCTGGACGATGCTCTCGACGCCCTTCCAGAACTTGCCGATGTCACTGACCGCGGTCTGGAACCAGCCGGGCAGGGTCTTGGTGAACAGCGTCTGGATCGGGTCGGCGACGTTCTTGACGACCCAGGTGTAGGCGCCCTTCAGGGCGTTCTGGAACGGCGTAACGAACTTTGACCCGAGGAAGCTGATTGCCGAGGTCCAGTAGCCGGGCAGCGTCTTGGTGAAGAAGTTGTTCACCGGCGCCCCGAAGTTGGCCTGGATCCAGCTCCACACGGCCTTGAGGTCGTTTTCGGCCGGGGTAACGAACTTCGATCCCAGGAAGCCGATGGCGCTGGTCCAGTAACCGGGCAGGGTCTTGGTGAAAAACGTGTTGACCGGGGCCCCGAAGTTGGCGCCGATCCAGCTCCACACCGCCTTCAGGCTGTTCTCCACCGGGGTGACGAAGTCGGACTTCAGGAACGCGATCGCCGCGGTCCAGTAGCCGGGGATCGTCTTGGTGAAGAAGTTGCCGACCGGGGTGACGAAGTTGGCGCCGATCCAGGTCAGTGCGGCCTTCAGACCGTTCTCCACCGGGGCGGCGAACTTGCTGGTGAAGAACCCCGCGGCCGCACTCAGCCAGCCGGGGACCGTCTTGGTGAAGAACCCGGACAGGTCGGTTCCGAACACCGTCGTCAGCCACGTCAGCACCCCGCTGACGACGGTCCTGATGCCGCCCCAGATCTGGGTCCAGTGCTGCGCCAGCTCGATCACCCCCAGGGCGATCAGGCCGGCCGGGCCGAGCAGCGGCAGCAGGTACTTCCCGATGCCGCCCCAGATGAAGTTCCAGGCGTCGGCGGCGGCCGACTTGATGGCGGCCCAGACCGCGGACCAGTGGGTGACCAGTTCGGTGATGCCGACCGCGAGTCCGGCGATGGCCACGCCGAGGAGCACGACCGGGTTGGCGTCCAGTGCGATGTTCAGGATCGCCTGGGCGACGGCCCAGATTTTCACGGCCGCGGCGATGGCCAGGGCGCCCAGGGCGATGGCGGTCAGGACCGACGCGGGGACCTTGGCGATCAGGTTCGCCAGGGCCTCGACCATCGAGGCCAGCACGCTGACGACGGCGCCGGTCGGGATCGCCTGCACGATGGCGAGGACCGCGGCGGCGATCGTCGTGATGACCGACGGCGCGACCTTGGCGATGAGGTCCGCGAGCTGCGTGACGAGGTCGGTGACGGCGGTGATCATGCCGGGGGACAGCAGTGCCTGCGCCAGGGCGAGGATCGCCTTGACGATCTGCGGCATGACCGCCACGACCGCGCCGAGGACCGCCCCGGCGAGCCTCGTCAGCGGCGGGAGGATCGCCCCGATGGCCTGGGTCAGCGTACTGGTGATGATGCCGGCGAGCTGGGCGATCAGGCTGACGACCTGCGGCAGGACGGGGGCGAGGTCGGTTGCCAGGGACGAGATGAGTTTGCCGAGCGGCCCGGCCAGGTTCTCCAGGGCGTCGCCGAGGATCGCGAACACCCCGGAGTTCTCCAGGGTGGTGAACACGCCGCCGAGCGCCTTCGCGAGGGTGTTCAGCCCGGGTGCGGCGGCCTTGGCCAGGGTGGCCAGCGCACTGAACGCGGCCACCAGGTCGCCGATGATGGCCCCGGCAAGGGAGGAGATGACGCCGCCGACCAGGAGCAGCGCCGGCTCCAGGGCCACGATGGTCTGCCCGAACGCGGTGAACACGGGGGCCAGGGCGGTCGCGAAGACGTCCGCGAGTTTCATGACGACCGGCAGCAGCCCGCCGATCAGCCCGAGCAGGTCGGTGAGGATTTTCATTGACGCGCCGATGGCGGGGGCGGCCGTGGCGAACAGGCCGCCCAGGTCCTTGCCGAGCGTGCCCAGGGTCGCGGAAAACTGGCCGATAAACGGGATGGTGGCCTTGATGACGGTGTTGATGCCGGGCAGGATGTTGGTGACAAGGCCGAGGATCGCGTTGATGAACGGCGCGAACGCGGGGACGGCGGTCTTCGCTACGCTGAGGACCCCCTGGATCACCCCGTCGAGGCTCCGGAAGACCGATGCCATCTGCGGGACGACTGCCTGGAACACCCCGGACATCGACGAGAGGCTGCCGGGCAGCAGCCCCATGCCGCCGCTGAGAATCTGCGATACCCCGGCCGTGTTCGACTTAATGAAGTTCTGCCAGGCACCCTGCATGCCCTCCAGGGACGTGGCGAGCGATTTCTGCGCGGGGGTGAGCTGTGCAAGTGCCGCCTGGTAGTTCTTCAGCGCGGTAACCTGGGCGGCCCCCGGGGCTGCGTTCTGGAGCGCCTGGAATGCCGTGACCGCAGGCTGTACCGCGCTGATGGCTCCCTTGGTGACGACGGCGGTGATCCCGCCGATCAGGGCGACCCCCATGCCGGTCCCGGCCAGCCCGGCCACGGCCGGCAGCGCGCCCAGGGCCGCCCCGCCCAGGCCGACGATGCTGCTCATCTTCAGGCCGATGCCGAGGATGCCGGGGCCGATGCCGGCCAGCAGCCCCTTGCCCATGTTGGCACCCGACTTGTTCCCCGAGTCCCCGGCCGCCTTCTCCGCGGTGTCGGTCGCCGACTTGGGCAGCAGGTTCTTGATGTGGCTGGTGAACATCGAGCTGAACGACGCGCCGGACCGGCCGCCGCTGGCCCCGGAGTCGCTTTCTGTCTTGGCGGCCGACGCCGGGTCGAGTTTCTCCTTGACCGTGTCGGTGGTCGTGGTGTCTTTCGGGCCCGCGCCCGTCACGTTCTGCCGGATCGTGTCGGTGGTGGTGACATCCTGCGCGCCGGTGCCGGTCAGTTTCTGCGCGATGGTGTCGGTGGTGTTCGCGTCAGCCGGGCCCGTGCCGACAAGGTTCTGGCGGATGTTGTCGGTGGTGTTAGCGTTCTGCGCCAGGACGCTGCCGAGCGGACTCGTGCTGCTGCTGGCGGCACCGCCCCCGGCCCCGGTGCTCCCGGACGGGCCGTTGACCATCTGCCCGAGCAGCCCCTGCTGCGAGGACTGCGACGGGGACGGGGCGCCGGTCACCGGGTGCGGGGAGAACAGGGCGTTCAGCGAGCCGAGGACCGACCCCTGCGGGGAGGACCGCAGGCGGTTCATCGCGTCCTTGGAGATCGCGTTGTCGAGCTGCGCGAACATGCTCGTGGCTTTCGACAGCGACGCGGAATCGAAGACGGCGGAGATCTTTACCTGATGACCGTCTTTGCTGAAGGCATCAACCTTTGCCTTTGCCGCATCCAGGTCACGGTCGAAAGCCGACGTGTCGATCGTGAGGCGGCTCTCGATGGCGCCCGCATCGAACGCTATTTCGGTTCACCTCCCCTCTACATGCGCTTACGTGCGGCCGGATTCGCCTCCAGCTCCGCGATCATGTCCCTGATGTCCAGCACCTGCGCGCCCGTCTCCGCCCTCCGGTGCACCGCACCCGCCGCCGCCTCGGGCCTGCGTTCCCCGGCCGGCGCCGCCTCCCGGCTGAACGCCACCTCCGGGTCGGCCGCCAGGCCGTCCAGGTACGTCTCCTGCAGATCCCAACTCAGGGCGTTCCACCGCTCCGCGGACAGGTTCAGGTACCGCTGGGCGACGTAGAGGATTACCCGGCGGCTGCGGACCGCAGGGTCTTCACCTGCGCGCTCCCACCGCCGGGTGCGGCTTCCGGGGACATCACCTCCTGCTGCAGCCAGCCGAAGAACATGGTCCGGCGGCGCGGCGGGAGCCCCAGGATCTGCTCGGCCGACGGGTCACCGGAGCACAGGTCCGCGTAGATGGCGGCCATCTTCCCGTTCAGCTTCTGCATGCTTTCCGGGTCGAGGTCGTCGAGGGCGGCGATGAGGTCCGCCGGGTCGCTGCTGCCGTCGGGCAGGGCCGGCACCTCCTGCCTGACCTCGGCCATCAGCGCCTTAACGGCGGTCAGGTAGGCGGTGATCTGCTCATCAGCCGGCTCCCTGATCTGCCCGCTGGCGTGGACGAACGGCTCGAACGTCCAGTCGAGGGCCTCGACGACGGTCGCGGCGTTGAATGCTGCCAATCGGGGCTCCTAGGAGGTGGCCGGTGCGGTGAGCTCGGTGAACGAGATGGAGTTGAACGGGCAGATCGCGCTCAGGGTGAGGGGGTAGAGCCGCTGCTGGGCGGCGCGGCGGAACGCGGTCTGCACCTGCCCGGCGGAGATCATCTCGGGGATGTAGAGCACGGTGGCGTACCCGTTCGCGTTCTGGGCGATCAGGGCGGCCGACAGGGTCGCGAAGGTGGTCGAGAGGGTGAGCACCGACTTGGCGGGCTGGCCGGCCCCGGCCGCGGTGGTGGCGATAGACCCGCTGTTGCCGTACGACAGGTTGATGGTATTCAGCGTTTCCTCGGACAGGTTCGCGGTGAACTGCAGTGTCGCGGTGGAAACGGCAACACCGACCGGGGTCGGCTGCTCCTCGATGTTGATGTTCTGCGTGGTCGGGTTGTAGGTCTGCGTCACCCCGGCCTCGGTCGCGCCGACGTAGGACCAGCCGAGTCCGAGCCACGCGGAGCCGACACCGAGGTTCGCATCCGACGGGACCGTTGCCCCGACTCCGGCCGAGGGATTGGGGGCAGTGAACAGGATGCCGGTCCCGAACAGGACATCGGTGGTTCCGTAGGCGGGCGGCGCGTAAGTCAGGGTCGGCATGTCCCTATCCCTCCGTGGTCAGGGCGACGCCGGCCTCGCGGGCGGCACGCATGAATGAAGTGAGCAGCGAATCGGAGACCGGGGCGAAGTCCGTGCCCACGGTGATCCCGGCGACGGTGAAGGACTCGTGCGGGCCCTCGACCTTGACGCGGGTGGTGCCTGGTTGCGCCGGGGCCGCCGCCTCGGCCTCGGCGAGCTCGGCGCGCAGCCGCGCTACCCGCCCGCCCGGGGAGTCGTCATCCGGGGCAGGCGCGGACTGCACCTGACCGGATGAGGGCCTGATCACCGGGGTCGGTTCCGGGACGGTCTTCTGCGCACCGCCGGCCGAGGACGGGGACGGCACCGGCGGGGGGGTGGACGGCTGGTCTGTCACGACTCGGGGCCTCTCTTACGGAATCGCCGGAATGAGCTGGTAGAGGCGCACGGCGAGCGTCGTGGTGTTGGTGAAGTCGATGCAGACCTTGCCGACCCCCGCGGTGCCGATGACGCCGCCTGGTGCCGTGCTGCCGCCGTACTGGGAGGCGTCTTCCTGCGTGTAGTCCTGGACGGAGAAAGGCCCGATGGGGATCGGCATGGTGACAGACGCCCCGATAGTGACGGTGGTGGCGGCCTGGTTGTAGGCGGGCAGGAACCCGCCGCCGCCCTTGCGTCCCACCAGCACGTTCGCCGCCGTCGGGGTAGCCCCGTTCGTCACCAGCAGGAACTGGGCGCCGTTGTTGACGAACTGGATGCCGAGCGGGCTCCCGAGGCTGGACCAGCTGGCGAAGGCCGTCCCGGTTGCGGTGGCGTCGCATCCGGGACCGGAGCCCTGGACAATGCCGAGCCCGGCCAGCGCCTGGGTGTTGATGCTGTAGGGCAGGATTGTGACGCGGGCCATCAGCCGCCTCCGGTTGTGATTACGTAAGTGCAGGTGAACTCGAACCGGCGGTCAGCCGGGTCAAGCGGCAGCGGTGACGGCGGGGCGCCGAGCCGGCCGATGTTCGAGATCGTCACCCCGTCGACCGGCTGCGGGGTGCGGGCCGTCAGCACGTACCAGTCGAACTGCTGTGCCGCCAGTTCCGCCGCGTCCGGGTCGTTGGCGGGACCGCGGAGCCGCGCCTGGAACGCCCACGCGTCCAGCGCCGCCTCCTCCGTCACGTAGCCGGGGCCGCCCGACGGGGTCAGGGTCACGATCCGGTCCGGGGATACCTGGATTTCCGGGCCGGGCAGCAGCGGGTACCCGGTCTCCTGGGTGACATCCCAGCCGAGCCCGGTGATGAAGTCGGCCAGCAGCCGGGTCTTGCTGACCGTCGGGGCCGGCGGCGGGTACAGGCTGCTCACAGCCGCCCCCTTGCCGCGTGCGGCTCGTTCTTGCCGGGGATCACCATGACCTTGCCGCCGCGCATGAAGTAGACCGTCAGGCCCTCGGCGAGCCGCTGCCGCATGGTCGCGCGGCTCTTGACCTTCAGTTCTTCCTCGGTCAGCCGGGCGGCCTTCGGCTCCCGGTCGTAAACGGTCCGCTCCCCCACCGTCACCTGCGGGTGACCGCTGCGCATCAGGTCCCCCCATTCGCGAGGGGCGGTCAGCTCCACCTCGTCGGACAGGTGTTCCACCGAGCGCTTCATGGCAGGCTGGCCGCCGTCGGTGAGCACGGTGCGCGCGTAGTCGCCCAGGTAGTCGCGGTAGTGGTCCATCAGCGGGCGCAGGAGGTAGAACGGGCCGCCGCCCCTTGGATGGTGAAGGTTGGCGTTTTCGTGCTGGAAATGGGCATATCGCTGGTCAACCGTGACGGATCCGGTCAGCCGCTGGCCGCTGCCGGTCATCTCCCTGAGCTCGTCGATCCGCTCGGCGAAGGTACTGGTCACCCCTGGTAGACCTCTCCGTCGCCGAAAAGGCCGCCCGTGCGGGGCGTCCAGAACGGGCTGTCCGCCTCGAGGATTCCGTCATTCCCGAGGCGCGTGTTCGAGTCTTCGCCGGTGAAGACCCGCGGGAGCCGGTTGATCACGGTGCCGACCTCCGCGCCGACACCGGGGGCGGCCGCCACGTCGAGCACGATCTGGCCGGTCCGGACCGCCTCCAGCATCTGCATCGCGTTCTGGTAGGCGATGTAGGCCGGGTGGGTGGCCGGGATTTCCTTGCCCTTGAGGTAGGTGCGCCACGCCCAGAACCCGGCCAGGTCGAGTGCCAGGTCATGCAGGATGCCCGGCGGGCTCGCCTGCGGGGTCGAGTTGTCGTAGATGCTGCCCGCGTACACGCTGACGGTGTTGCTCGCCCGGTACAGGGCAAGCTCAAGCTGCGCGGATGTCAGCTGCGCGGGAGTACCTATTCCGGAGTCGGTGCCGGACACGCTCAGGACCAGGTCCTGCACGGTGGCGTACAGCGTGCCCGACGCGGCCGGGGTGGTCACGGCACCGCCCCGGACAGCACCCAGGCGGCGAACCCGGCGAAACCCCACGTCCAGGCAGTAATGTCCCCGATCTCGTCGCCGCCGGCGGCGAACGCGGCGATGACGAACAAGGCGGCGCTGACGGCGAGCAGGATCCGGCGCAGCGTCCACACCCCGGGGGTGACGGCAGGCTGGGGGGCAGGGGTAGTCATGGGGTGCCCTTCTCGTCGCTGTCCTTGTCCTGCGGTGCCCTCTTGCGGGCCGCGGGTGCCTGGGTGCCCGTGTCCTCCTCAGCTTCGGCTTGCGGGGCGATCGCGGTTGACCCGGGCCGGAACAGCGGCTCCAGCCGGCCCGCGCCGATCGCCTGCTCGAGCGCGGAGCCGGGGGGCACATCGATGACCTGGCCCTTGACGAGCCGCTGCGGTCCCCCGTCCCAGGTGACGGTGACGGTCTCGCGGACGATCCTCGGGTTCGCGGCCATGCCTAGTTCTCCAGGGCGGAATGGCCGGCGTCGTCGCCGGACTGGTCGGACGGGAGCGGCTGCAGGTTGCCGGGACCGTACTGGCCGGCCAGTTCGCTGTCGCCGAGGTCGAGGGCGACCAGGGAGCCCTTGCGGACCGGCTCGCCGCGGACGGTGCAGTCCGCCTGCACGACGTAGGTCCGGACGGCCATCAGTTGCTCACCCCGACCGCGAAGCCCGGGAAGCCGCCCTCGGCGTGGGCCGCGTACGGCAGGTCGTTGACCGGCGAGTAGCCCGCGACCCCGGACGCGGGAACCGTGTTGCCGGCCGCGTAGGCGGTGCCGAGCGAGTCGCTGCCGGCGAAGTCGGGGAAGTTCTGCCACGTCCACACCGGGGCGGCGGAGTAGGTCAGGGTGACCGACCCGCCGGCGGGGAGCATCACGTTCGCCGGGCTCGAGGTGGCCCGGTCGGTGCCGTTCACGTTCACGTGGGTGACGGTGCCGCCGGACAGGCCGATGCTGATGTCCTGCCCCGTCGGGTTGAGGACGGGAACCGTGGTCGCGGGAACTGCGGGGGTGAACACCGACCAGTACCAGGCGGGGGCGGCCGAGTAGGTGACCGCGATCGTACCGCCCGCCGGGACGGCAGCGGTGAAGTTCGTGGCAGTCGCCACCTGCGTGGTGTTGACGTTGATGCTGGTCACGGTGCCGCCGGCCACCGTGACGTAGGCGGTCTGGCTGGTGGCATTGGTGTAGGCAACGGTGCTGGCCGGAACTGCTGGCTGCTGGAGCATAACGGACACTTCCAATCAGTTTGATGTCGCAGCGTGTCCGATAGTGTCGGTGCCGTCACGAAACGCGAAGAGATTCGCACCCGTTGCCACAAGCGCGGCATAGAGCTGCTGCGGACCCGTCGCCGGGACAGCCGGCGTTCCGCCGTCCAGGTAGATCGCCGTACCCGCGAGGAATTCCGTAGGGAACCCGGCACCCCACTGAATGGGCGGACCTGCAGCACCGCTGTATCCGCCCAGTCCGAATCCGTTGGCGTCGGCGGTTAGCGTCCCCGCGGAAAGGGTGACCGTAGTTCCGATCACGAACCTGCTCAGCGCCATCTGGTCACCTCCCTCTCAGTACGCGTTCTGCGGGACTGCTTCGACGCCGGACAGCTGCGGGGACGCCTGCGCGACCGTCACGCTCACGCCCGAGGCGTGCGCCGAGTTGAGCGCGCCGACCGGCACGCTGGTCCCGGTTGGGGCGCCGTTCACGACCACCAGGTCACTGGTGCCCGCCGGGTCGACGATCAGCGACTGGTTTACGGTGAAGGCAGTGCCGCCCGCGGTGAACGGCAGCGCCGTCCCGCCCGCGAGTACCGCAGCGCTGGTGACGGGAAGTGCCCACGCCCACGTCGGAGCCGCCGTGTAGGTGATGCTGATCGTGCCGCCCACCGGAACCAGGTAGGTGCCCGCGGTGGTCCCCGCCTGCGACCCGTTCACCACAACCGAGGTCAGGGTGCCATTGGAGATCGTCACCGCCACAACCGTGCCCGTGCTGTTGGCCGCGGCTACCGTCGTCGCCGGGACCGCCGGGGTGCTCACCGACGCCGCGGCGAGGGTGAACGGCCACTCGCACCGGGTACAGCGGAACACCAGGGCCGCGAGCGGCACGAAATGCGAAGGGAACCGGCAGCGGGGGCACTGCAGTTTCAGCCTCGCCGGCTGGATCGCGGAACCGGCATCAGCCATCGGCTACGCGCCCCCGTTGGCGCGCGGGCGCCCGGGGCCGCGGCGCGGCGGAAGGTCCACCGCATCCGGGGTGAGCTCGGACCGCAGCACGTCCGCGGCGTGCGCCGGGTCAGGCTGCGGCTGGTCCCGCTCCGGGACGGGGGCGTCATCCAGGTACTCGACCCGCGAGCTGCCCGCCGGGTCCGGCCGCGGCCCGTCTGTTCCCGGCACCGGGGCCTGCGGGCGGAACACCCGCCCCGACAGCGCCCGGGGCGGAACCGCCGGCAGCGCCTCACGGCTGCCGTCCGGGCCGCTAAGCTTGCGGACCACCTCAACCTGACGGCCGGCGGTGCCGTCGTGGCGGTTGAACTGCCGCGCCTCTTCCTCGGTCAGGTAAAGCGTCTCGCCCCGGCGGACCAGGTCGCACTGGCGGTCCACGTCGCCGCGGCGCGGCACCGACAGGTTCACCAGCGCCTCGTACAGCTCACCGACCCGGACATCCGGGCCGGCCCAGGCGTTCTCCCGGGTCATCAGCTCGCGGAGGACCTTCTTCTCGTCCTCGGTGAGCGGGCGGGCCTTCTGGGTTTCGGTTACGGGTGCCATCGGTCAGACGCCGCTCAAAAGCGCAATTGCGGCGGGTTGGTCCAATCCGATGGCTGATGCCCTTTGTGTGTCCGACCGGAAGACCTTTCGGGGCTCATCCCGGTAAAGGGGTCCGGCGACGAACGGGAGCTCGTCGGCGTAGAAGCCGGCCCGCTGCCGCTGCATGATGATCGCGTTGCCCGCGGGGACCTGCCGGGACACGAGCACGTCGAGGTTGAAGATCTTCTGCGGCAGGGTGCCGGTGTACTGCAGGTTCTCCGAGGCGATGTCGCCGATGTACGGGGCGGCGAACGTACTGGACTGCAGGAGGGTGTTCTTGGTGCCGTGGTTGATGATCAGCGTGTCGGCTTCGAAGCCGAGCCACTGGGTGACCCCGTTGGGGGACACGATGTTGGCGTTCTCGACCAGGTACACGGCCTGGGCGAGGTCAGCGCGGATCGTCGACGCGGCCGAGGCCCACGGGTTGGCCACCGCCAGGGTCTGGATGTTGGCGTTGGCGACCACCGCGCTGTAGAACGCGGTGTTCCACGAGTAGACCATCGTGTTCTTGACCTGCATCAGCTGCCGGGTCACGGGGTCGATGGCCTGCCGGCGGCGCATCTCGTCCGACACCATGATCGCCATCGCGCGTTCGTGGGAGAACACGACCCGCGGGGTGCCGATCGAGGTCGGCACGACCGGGACCTCGCCGAACTCCGCCCGGATCTCCGGGAAGTCGTCCGCGTACAGCGGCGTCGACTCCGAGTAGCGGACCGCGCCGGAGGGGGCAGCGCCGCCCATCCGCAGAACGGAGTCCATGATGAACTCGTTCTGGGTGATGTCGAGGATGAGCGCCGGGATGACCAGGGGGTCTTTCAGGAGCTCGTTGACGGTGATTCTGGGGCCATCACTGTATCCCCGTGCGCCGACCGGCATCTGTCAGTCCCTTCTCAGAAAACCCGGGCCCGGCCCAGGAAGTAGGTTGCAGAGCCGGAGCCGCCGATCTGCTGGGTGAGCATCCCGGACGAAACCCCGCCCGGGTGGGTGCAGCGGCCGACGATGTTGCCGTAGGTGACCGTGATGGCTTGGGCGCCCGTCGAACCGCCGTACGGGGTCTCGGCGTTACCGATCACCGTGCCGTTGCAGCCCACCCCCGACGCCGCGCCGACGACCAGGAGCTCGCCCGGCTTGGCCTGGCCGCCGTACCAGACCCAGATGTCCACGCCGCCGTAGTAGACGCTCACGTAGTCGCCGAGCACGGAGATGTCGATCAGCGGCTCGCCGTAGGCGTTCGCTGCACCGGTCTGGGTGCTGATCACGTTCGCGTCTGTGCCGGCGACACCGAGGACGTTCAGCGCTCCGGCGGCCGCGTTAGCGATGGATGGGGTGACCGTCAGGTCGGTGGTGCCGGCCGTGATGGTGTGTGGCTCAACAAACTGGCCGCCGTAAACCAGGGCCGCGGCCTGGTAGTTAGCCGGGCCGGTCTTGAGGTGCGGCAGAACCGCTGACATCGGCGCGTTCCCTTCAGTCGCCGTTACTTACGCCGGCGGATTCGCCGAGTTGGTCGTGCATGGTGCTGGCAGTCACCGCGCGGAGGTTCCCCGAGCCGATCGCGGTCACTTCCGCTGCGGACAGGTCGAGGACCTGGCCCTTGGCGACCGTGCGGGCGGGCTGCGCGTAACCGGAGCCGGCGACGGTGGTGGTCACCGCCACTACGTAGCGGGTCACTTCAGGCCCGTCAGGTTCTTGAAGCGGTTCACCACGTCCTCGCGGGACTGCTCGGCCTCCTGGTGGCGGACGCCCTCGGGCTCGTCCATCGGGGAGCCGAGCTCCACGTCGAGGTCGAGGAGCCTCGCCTGCCGGGCGTACTCGGACAGGACCCGGCGCATGACCGACCCGGCGTCGACTGTCTTGCCGTTGGCGAGCTCCACCGCGTGCCCGGCGCCTTCCAGCAGCGGCTTGGCCAGCTCGGTGATGTAGGGGGGGACTCCGAGGTCGGCCAGGCGCCGCTTCTCCGCCTGGTAGTCCTCCTCGCGGAGGCGGGCGGTGACGACGGCCAGTTCCCGGGCCGTTTCCTCCGACTTCGCGTTCGCGAGGTCGATCGCGAACTGCGCCTCACGGGACAGGCCAGCGCCCACGGGTTCCCCTTCCGGCATGTAACCGGGGGTGAACCCGGGCTCGCTTGCGGTGTTCTGCGTCTCGAACTCGGCTTCGAGGGCGGTGAGTTGGTCGCCGGTCAGGCCGTCGACCCAGGCGGCTGGGTCTTCCCCGCCCTCCCCGTCGCCCTCGTCTTCTTCTTCGCCCTCGTCGTTCTCTTCGCCCTCCGGGCTGGTGAGGGCCGCGAGCTCGGCGGGGGTCAGGACGACGCCGCCGGCGGCGAGCGCGGTGAACTGCTCGCCGGGCAGGGCGAGGAGCGCCTCGAGGCGTTCCCGCTGCTCAGGGTTGAGGTTGTTCAGGTCCGCCATGGCAGGCGCCCCTTCCTTGTCCGCGCCGTCGCCGACGGGTTCGGTGTGCCTGCCTGCCCGCTTGGCGGCTTTGCGCTGTGCCTTCGCGGTTTTCTCGCTGGTGAAGGCCCCGCCGGTCAGGTCCCAGGTGATGCCGGGGACCGGGCTGGACGCCTCGATTGCCTCCCACGCCCCCAGGCCGGGGATGCGGGGGTCGAGGGTGCCGAGGACATGCTGGATCGCGACGGGGAAGTGCCGGCCGTCGCTGCGGGCGTAGTCCTCGACGATCCGGGCGGACACCCCGAGCCGGGGGTTGGCGGTCAGCACCTGCTCGCCTTCGGGGGTGACCTGCGCGGTGACGTAGAGGCCGTCGGCGCGCACTTCCATCCCGGTGATCTCGCCCCGGGTCCGCTCCGGGTCGTTCGTGTGCGTGTTGGCCGCGTCCGCGAGCTGGAACGGCACCTGGTCGTAGGCGCGGGACTGGAACGCGGCGGCCAGCCGGCCGAGGTAGTCCCGGGTGAAGTGCAGGGTGCGGCCCTTGTAGTCGATCTGCCCGACGGGGAGGATCTTCTTGACCCACTGCCGGTTCCCGAGCTCGACGGCTTCGGTCTCCTGGAACGGGGTGAGGAGGGCGGCGGTCACTGCCTCAGGCCGCCTTGCCGGCAGCGTTCATGCGCTTCTCGGCGTTGCGGGCGAACGCGAGGGCCCGCGCCGGGGGAAATCCCTTGGCGGTCAGCTTCTTGTAGATGGCCTGCCCGCGGGGGGACAGGCCGCCGGGACCGTCTTTGTCGGTGTCGCCGGCGACGGTGGCGTCGTTGTCCCCGTCACCGTCCGGGTCGTACTTCCCGGAACCCGCGGCCATAGTGACCCTGGGCCCGGAGGCGGAACTGGTGGCGGGGTTGGCGAACGCGGCGCTTTTGACCGCGGGGATGCCGTACTGCTGCATCAGGGGGGTCTGCACCGGGGACGGCATGAGGGGCGATGCCTGCGGGCGCGGGGCGGACAGGCTCTTGTTCCAGGTGCCGACCGCTTCCATGAGCGCGGCCCGCTGGTGGGTGTGCGGCGGCAGGTTCTTCCCGCCCATGACCGCATTCCAGGTGCCGTCGCCGTTGCGGCGGATCTGCGCGATTTCCCCGCCGCCCTGACGGTGCCGGATGACCGCCCCGTTATCCCCGCGGGTGACGAGCACGTCGAGGGGACTGGAAACCGGGTGCCGGCGGCCGGCGGGGGGGCCGGCGAGTTCGGTGGCGGTGCCCGTGTTGGACAGGGTGCGGGCGCTGCCGCCCCGGACGGTCAGGGGGGCGCCGGCGCGAGCCTGGGCGGTGTTCCCCGCGGGGGTGCGGAGGACTCCCGGCTTCGCCTGGAGGCCGGCGCCGTTCGCGCCGAAGCGGGAGGCGGGGCCGGAGTAGTCGCACTCGGGGCAGGTGAGCGTCTGCCCCTGATCGTCTTTGAGGGTCTCGGAGAACGTGAGCGGGTTGGACAGGTCGGCGAAGGCGGACGCCGGGAGCTTGCTGCCGCACTGGTCGCAGTAGCGGGCGTCCGCGTCGTTGTACTTGCCGCAGGCGGGGCACTGGACGTTCTCGTCCGCGTCGCGGTGGTAGGGCTCGGGGCCGTCGGCAAGGTAGATGCCGAGGTCAGGGTTCGCCTGGTCGGAGCTGCCGTTTCCGCCGGGGGCGGCCCAGGACTCCCCCAGCGCCTGGGTGCGGCCGAACCGGGGGGCGGTCTTCCGCAGCAGGGCGGCGACCTGGGCGCGCTTGGCGGGATCGGCGACCCGTCCGATCGCCTCCCGGGCCTTGTCCCAGTGGGCGGCATCCGGGACAGGGAAGGAGCCGTCAGCGAGCGCGAGGCCCTTGGCGGCGAGGATGCGGCGGCCTGCTGCTCGCTCGGGCGCGGGCGTGGCGACAGCCACGGGTTTCCTTCCCCGGCCAGCAGCCCACTGTCCTAGGCAGGAGGTTACACCAGATTCCCGTGCAGATTCCTGTGCGGATGCACGTGCATCGCAAAGTGGCTAAAGTTCTTTCGCAGGGCCGGGGGCACGGTCAGCAGCCAAAGCAACATGTGCCCCCGGCCCGTAGCATGCCAGGAGGGGACCTAGTCCGGGCATCCCGGCTAAGCCCCCTCCGCCTTCGCGGTCTTACTTCAGCTTCGCCGCCTGCGCCGTCGCCTGCTTAGCGGCCGCCTGCAACTGGGTGATCTGCGTGTTCAGCTTCGAGATCTGCGCCTTGATGCCCGCCGTGGTCGCCGCGGACGCGGACGTGGACGTGCTCGCGGCCGGGGTGCTCGCGGCCGGGGTGCTGCTGGCCGTGGTGCTGGCCGGGCTGCTGGTGCTCGCCGTACTTGCCGTGCTGGCCGTGGTCGAGGCGGCGGCCGGCGCGCTCGATGACGTGGTCGCGTTCGACGAGGTAGTCGAACCGGACTGACCGCTGGAGGTGGCACCGCTCGCGCTGGCCAGTTCCTTCGCCAGCACGTCCCGCTGCTTGATCAGCGCGTTCGCCTTCTGCGTGTCATCCTGCGCGGTGACCAGCAGCCCGGCCTTCTGGGTGGACACCTTGTTCACGTGCGCAACGTGGGCGACGTGCAGCTGGTGGGCGTCCGGCTTCTTCGCTGCCGTCTTGCCCTTCGGCTGCTGCTTGCCGGCCGCCTGCCCGCCGCTCCCAGCCGGGGCGAACTGCCCGCCGCCGAGTTGCCCCACCGGCACCCGCTGCTGAGCCGGGTTGAAGAACTCCATCACCGTAGCGAGCTCGACAGCCCGGCTCACCTGATCCCAGGATGCCGCGTGCTGCGACCCCTTGGCCAGCGCGCCTGCCGCCGCTTCCTTCGCCAGCGCCCCGGCTGCTGCGGCCCGCACTTCGGGGTGGACCTTCCCGCCGCCGCCCGCCCACTTCCGCAGCACGCCCCAGGCAACCTGCGACGCCTTCCCCTTGTCCATGCCCCGCTTCTCTGTCAGGGCCTTCACGATCTGCTCGAAGTAGTCGGAGTGCTTGTTCCCGGCCACCCCGTACAGGCCGGGACCGCCCGGCTTGCCGTACGGGGCCGGGGTCACCTCAAGCATGGCGGTCTTGGCGGACAGCTCGACAACAGCGGCCACGTCATCCCAGGTGACCGAATGCTGGTGGGCTGCCCGGGACGGCGGCCGGGTGACCTGCACATCGCCCGGGTGCCACAGGAACTTTTCCTTCACGCGCGCACTGCTCATGCTGACCCCCTGTAGGTCGCGGTCAGTTTCCGGATCTGGCCTAGCTCCGGGTCGCTGACCATCTGGTCGCTGGTGATCTCGTACCGGCCGCCGTGGTTGAGGACCAGTTCCTTCTCGGCGTCGTCACCCTCGCTGTAGTGCCCGGCGGCGCCGGGCTTGACGACCCTGCTCCCGGCGGGGACGTGGATTTCCATCAGCGCCGGGTCCGCCTCGGAACCGAACATGCCCGCCTGCTTCTGGTCCGCTGACACGCTGGTGAAGCCCTTGTCGGTGAACTGGGTGCCGGTCGCGTCCCCTTTGCCGAACAGTGCCCCGGTGGTGCCCCGGTAGGCAACAATGTGCTGCGTTGTCGGGGGTGCCTTAGCGAACGCGGACTCCAGGTTGCGGACCTGCATCCTGTCGGTCTTGTCTGTCAGCCTGGTGCCGCTGCGCAGTGCCGGGTTGAGTCTCCCGCTCGCTACGGAGTAATAGTCCGCCGCGGCTTGCTCCTTCTTGCCGGCCGGCTCGGGCACGTGACCGTAGGCCGCGTCCCCGCGGAGCGCGTTCTCGGCCGCCGCCCTGGGATTGGAGGAGACGGTGAGCTTGCTGGCCGGGTGCGGGTTAGTGAAGATCCCGCCGGCCTTTCCCCGTTCTCCCGTGCCGCCCGGCCTGCGAATACCATCCTTGCCGACAGCAGAGCCCGAGAGCGGCCTCCAGCCGTGGCCGTACACCATCTGTGTACCGGCTACATGATTACCGTGGCCGTCGCCGGTCAGCTCGACCACCCGGGCAAGGTCGTCCCAGGTGACCGAAGCGTAAAAATCGCGCGGGCCGGTGCCGGTCTTCTGCCCCGTCATCTGCGCCTGGAAATCCGCGGCAGTCGGGCGCCCGTTCTGGTCGAACCACTCCTTCAGTTCGGGGCTGGCGTACTTCCTCGCTCTCGACTCCGGCCCGGTGAACAGCGAGTACGGCTCAATGCCCGCCTTCTTGCCTGCCGGGCTGAGCATGTAGCCGTTGGTGGCGTTCTCCGCCATGACGGTGCGGCGGCGGATGTCATCCTTGTACGCGGCGCGGGTGAGCGCGTCGAAACCGCTGCCCGTGTAACCCTGCGTGCGCAGCTGCTGGATCGCCGACTGCCTCGCCATCGCCCCGGCATTAGTGCCGTGGGTGTGCGCCCACGCGTCCTCGGCGCTCTCGCCCTCGTTTACCAGCCCCTGGTACACGCGGTTCTGGTCGGCTTCGGTTTTCGGCTGCTCGGCGTACAGGGCACTGACCCGCCGGGCCTTCTCCTGGGTTGCCGTGTCCTCGTCACGCTGGTCGCGGCGGTCCAGTTCGCTGACGACGGCGTTGAGACGGCTTCCCTGGCTGCGGTTGTACTCCTCTCCCAGTTCGGCGTCGGTCATCTGCTCGAAGTGGCCGGGGCCCTGCTGCGCGCGGACAGGGAACGACGCGGAGTGCCCGCTGTCGAAACTCACCTGGACGTGGCCGCTGTCAGCGCTGGTGACGACACCGTGCCCGTGCTGCGGGTGGGATACTTCCTGGCCGGGCCCGGGGACACCGATAAAAATCCAGTCATGGATAAATCCGTGAGGGCCTACCAGTTCAATGACTTTTGGGCGGTTCGCCAGCTCAATGACCGCTGCCAGGTCGTCCCATCCGTAGGCGAACTGCCTGCTTCCCGCCGGCTGCGGCCCGTTCGGGTCCGCAACAGCCGGGTCGCTGCCCCCGCTGTTCGTCCGCGGCGGGGCGTTCAGCGCCCGGTCCCCCGGGGGCTGGCGGACAGTCGGTTTCTGGGCGAGCGCACCCGGGCCGAACCCGGCGTTCGGGTCCGGCTGCACCGGGGGGCGCGGCGGCAGGGGCGCCGGGTTGTCGCCGCCGGAGTCACGGCGGATCGCCGCCCGGTTCTTCTCCGCCGTGTCCGCGATGTCCTTGACCAGCAGGAGATGCCGGTGCACCCCATGCATAGCCCCCCTGGCGGCATTGTGGGCGTCGTCGGTGTGCAGGCCCTGCCGCATCAGCGACTGGGGCGTGAGGGAGAAAATGGCGGCCCGCAGGTGCCGCTGCGCGGCTTCCTCGTTCCCTGCCCGGAGCATCCTCGCCGCGTCGCGGACGTGCTGGTGCGCGGGCTGGCCCGGGTCGGACTGGTGCAGGTGGTCGGCAAGCCTCGACATCGACTGTGCCGCCTGGACCCGCATCGGGGTCAGCGGAACCGTCCGGCGGGAACGGGATGCGGGCGGGGCTTCGGGTGCGGCGGCGGTCATGACGCTCCTTCGGCTTCATCGGCCAACTCGCGGAACTCGGCGGCGAGGAACTGCAGCAGCCCTGGACTCACCGTCATTGCCGCCGAGATAGTGGTGATGTGCCGGGACAGGCCGGCCCGGGTGTCCGCGTCAGTTTCCAGCACGTCTGCGCGCCTGCGCAGCGCGGCGATGACACGGGCGCTCATTCGTCCTCTTCCTGCCCGCGGCCGCGGACCGGGTCATCCCGTAGCGGCATGCCCTTCGCCCGGGCACGGGCGTAACGGCCTGCGGTAGCGAGCACCGTCGACTTCCCCTCGCCCCGGGCGCGGGAGATCAGGGTGACGGTCCTACCGCCCTCGTCCCAGCCGAGCAGCGCCATGACGGCCAGCTCCTGCCACTGCTGCAGCTCTACCGGCTCCCCGGAAAGGGTCCAGCCCTTCACGACAGCAGCCTCCACCTAATGTCGCCGTACAGCTCACGGCCGGCTGCGTCGACGGCCATCCAGCCCCGGCAGTTGCCCGCGCAGCCGTCCTTGACGTCGCACCGGTGCAGCTCGTAGTGCCGCAGGTCCGGCCCCCAGCCGACGGTGGCCGTCATGTTGTGCGGGCATTCGTGCGGGCACCTGCCGCGTGCCATCCGGGCTCGCTCAGTTTCCGGGTAGCAGGCGAACCAGTCGATAACGCAGTCAGGGTTGTCGATCGCGATGAAGCTCATGCCGCCCTCGCAAACCGCACGCCGCGGCTCGGCAGCAGCTTCCCGCCCGGGTGCGGCGCCGAGGGGAAGCACCGGCACGCCGGGTGCGCGGAACCCGGTAGCCCTATGTCAGGTATTGATGACGCATAGTAGTTTTTCCCATCCGCGCTCCTGCATTCCGCGCTGGTACGGCTGTCGAGAACCGAATTCCAGCCCAGAAGGTTCCCGTGCTCGACGGCGGCCATGTCGGTCTGCCCGGCGGCACGGGCACGGTTCCACATCGCCGCCTGGTGCATCGAGTAGTACCGCTGCTCCGTTGCCATCTGGCCCTGAACCGCGGCGATAACCGGCTCGCCTTTCGCCCGTGCGTCCACGGCCGCGCCCATGACCCGGCGGGATGCGGCGGTGACGTACTGGGCGCGGCGGGCCGTGTTCATGCTCGCCGTCTGCCGGGAGGCGTCCCCGATGACGCCGGTGAGCGGCGGCGGATGCGCCAGGACCATCCCGAGGACCGCCCCGAGAGCCTGCCAGGCGGCACGCGACAGCCTGAACCGGGCCTTCAGCACGGCGATCGCGGCGGTAACGGACAGGGCAGCGGTCCCGGCGGCCAGTCCCCCGGCGAGGAGCGCGCCGATCGCGAGGACCAGCGCGGCGCTGCCGAGCCCGTCACCCGGCGGCTGCTGGGGCGGCGGCTGGCCGGGCGGGGACGGCTGAGCGGGGGTCGTCACGCGGTCACCTCGCGGCGTGCGGTCACGTCAAGGCAGAAGCAGAACCAGCGATGACCAGGATCGTTTCCGATGACCCGGTCTGAGTACTCCAGTGACCCGGCGTCGGTGCAAGCGCGCAGCGCTAGCACCTGGTACTTCACCCGGGCTGCCTGCTGCGGGCTGAGCTGGGCGGCTATTGCCGCGACCGTGATGCCGTCCGTCCAGTCGTCACCTTTGCGGCTCATCGGCTACATCCGCCATGCGTGCTGGTGGGAACCGATCCACTTCAGGTCGTCCAGCGCCTCAGCCAGCGCTGCCTGCCAGGCGTCGCGGTGCCCGGTCGAACGCAGACCGTGGCCGCATACGTCGTACCACCAGCGACCGCTTCGGTCTTTCCAGATCCGCGCCTTCATCTTGACCGCCGTGCCGGCAGCATCCCGGCCGCTGCGCCGACGATCATGCGCTTCTCGGCACCGTTAGCCGCACCGTTAGCCGCACCGTTCCGGCAGGTGCCGGTTTCCGGCAGACCGGTAACGCGCATCACCGCGTCCGCCGCTTCTGCTGCACGCTCAATCCGAGGAAGAGACCGAACAGTGCGCCAAGACCCCACGTGACGGCATGCCATCCGCTGGAAACCGCCCAGTCGGTGACCGTGGCGGCGGCGATGACGGCCAGCGGCTGCAGCAGTGCGCGCATCACGCCGCCCGGAACCCTTCCGCCGCGGTGAGCCGGTCCGGCCGGCCGACCACCTCGGGGTCACCCCCGGCCTGCGACACCAGCCAGTTGACCTTGCGTTCCACGCGCGACACCTGGTCCTGCACTTCCCAGATCAGGTCATCGGTCGGGTTAACGCTTGCCACGGGACACCACCAGCTTCTCTTATGTTTCCCCCGCCCGGTGCTCCCCATTGTGGAGCCTGCACGGTGCTGCTGCGCACAGGCGCGCGAGGAGCGAGGGCCGGGCGGCAGGCACGTGCGCTGCGCCCGCCGCCCGGGGTGAGTCCCGGCTTAGCTCGCCGGGGCGGCCGGGGGGGTACCGGTGTTGCTGGTGCCCGTGGCCGGGGCCGAGGCGGCGGTCAGCGCGGACACGGCAGCGTCGAGCGGCGCCTGTGCCGCGGCGAGCTGGGCGTTCGCTGCGACGAGACCCGAGGTGTCGACACCCTGGCCCTGCAGGGCGGTGATCTCCGCGGCGAACGCCGTCTGCGCGGCGGAGACGGCGGAAACCTGCGCAGTGAGGTCGGTCAGCAGGGTCGTGTCTTCGGTTGCGGCCGCGTTGATGTCGTCCTGAGCTGCCATGATCTTCTCCTGTTGTTCGATGATCTTCGTGAGCATTGCGTGGATGGACTCGTTAGTTGCGGCGTACACCGGCGCATGCCGGGGGCAGCCGTGAATGATCCGGCCGATGACACTGCAGATACAGGGCGGATCGGCAGCCTCAAGGGTCGTTACCGTCACGCGGCACCTCCTCCGGGTCGGTTGCGGCGCCAGAAGCTGCGGACGGCGCCGCCGCGGGTCCACCCGTGCCCGGCACAGTGCCACTCCGCCGCGGACAGCCGCTCCGGCTCAGCGAGGTAGCCGCTGAAGTAGCCCCGGGCGCCCCGCCAGTTACGGTCCCGGCACCGGCGCCCGAGGTACCGCAGGCCGTACCGGAGACCGCCCCACTCGCCCGTGACCCGCAGCCGGCGAAGGTCACGCAGGAGACCGACCGCGTAGATGTCGAACTCGGTCACTGGCCCGCCCCCGGGGCGGCCGTCCCGTACATCGCTTCCGTCCACGCCTTGATCACGGCGGCAACGAAACGGGGGTCCTGGCTCATCAGGCCGTCCAGGTCGGCGGGAACCGGGCGGTCGTCGTCGTCCTCGACATTCCACGACTCCAGCGCGTAGGCGAACGTCGCGGCGATATGACGGAACGCCGCCGGGTCACCGGAAGAGGCCGCGACGGCGATGTCCTGCATTACCGACATGGGCACGGACCGGATCGTGATCTCCAGTCCCGCGTACTCGGTGCCCGCGAAGTCCAGCTTCAGCGGCGCGCGCTTCGGGCGAAAACCCATTAGCTCACCACCTCGTCACTAGTGTCGGCAGGCCGGGCAGGTCAGTGCGCCGGGCACTCTTCCTGTAGGCGGCGATGTAACCCGGTGCGAATGAGGCAACCCGCTTGCCGTCCTTCAGTACCTCCGCGTGGCCGCTCTCGGTCACGGTCCAGTCGTCGGCGTCGAAGCAGCGGGCGTTCCCGGCCTGGTCAACCACGATCACCGCATCGTCCGCCTTGCCCAGTGCGGGCGCGGCGTCGGCAACCCTGGCCGATGGCACGCCGCGGGGCGCCCCAGCACCTGGCCTCTTCGTCGTCACTGGCCCGCCCCCGGTACCCCGCCGGCCATCGGCATGCCCGGCGGAGGCTTCGGCGGACCCGCAGCGGGCATCGTCATCCGAGGCCCGCGCGGCGCCTGCGCCGCCGGGACACCGCCGCCGGCCTGCTTCGCCGCCGCCTGCTGCGCGATCGCGGTTCCCGCATGCGCAAGGCCCTGCAACTGCCCCAGTCCCGCCGCGGCCTCCGGGGGCATCCCCGGCGGCGGGTTGCCCGCCAGCTGCTCCGCCCGCTGGCTCGCGGTCGACACCAGCGCATCGTGCACCTGGTCCACGTCAAGCTGCAGGATCGACGCCATCCGCTCCGTGATCAGGTCGAACACCTGGAGCGGAACATGCAGCACCGGGGCCGCGCTCATCGCGGAGAACATCGTCAGGAGCTGCTGCGCCTGCTCATCCTGCAACGGCCCGAACTTCGCCTGCGGGAACGACGCGCCCGTCCCGAAATTCAGCAGCACCAGCGGCCGGATCACGTCATAGGAAATCGACTCCGCGATCTCCTTCGCCACCCCCTGCCGGGACTTCAGGTAGAAGTCGCTCTGATCCTGGCTGAGCGAGTACGCGCCCTTCCCGCCGGTCGACGCCGACGCCAGGCCGAGGAACCCGGCCAGGACACTGCTGATCGACCAGCTCTGAAGAAACGCCAGCGCCGACTGGAAAAACTGCCCCGCATTCGCATCCGCCGGAATAGCCTCGAACGCCTTCTGGCCCGCCTCCGGCTGCTCAATACCGACCACCCCGGACCCGCGGAGCTGGGAAATGTCATCGGCCCGCTGCGTCGCCTGCCCCTGGTCATTTCCGTACACCACAAGGCGCTGCAAAGCCATGTTCTCAAGGAAATGGAGCCAGAGGTACATAAGCTTCATCGACGTCTGGTGACACCAATAGGTGACTTCCATTTCCGATACGCCCGTCAAAGGCTCACGGTGCTGGCCGTGGGTGTAGATATACGAACGCACCTTCGGGATATCAACGTATCCCGGAACCTTCTGCTTGCTGGTGAGCATCAGGTTCCCGCCGAACAGCCAGACCTGCTGGCGGAAGCCGTTCGGCTCCCCTGACCTGTCGTTGTACCTGGCCTGGCAGGTAGCGGGCGGCCGGTAGGCGACCTGGTCATAAACGATTTTGCCGTCACTCGGCCTTTGTTTGAAAGTCTTCTCAAAGAAAGCGCGCTTGTAAATTTGCGCTGAAGTAATCTGGCCAATAAGCGTGGTGAATGGCGTGCGCATGCCGCCTTCCGAGTCCGGAGTCAGAAGAATACTGCGCACAAAATCGCACTCTCCCTTGTCTCCCTTGCTGGGCTCGATGCTGAAATCGGCCTCGCGAATTGGCAGCGTCAGAACCAACTCAAGCGCGGAAGCAGTGCCGTTCCGGGAAAACATGGATTTCAGATCCCGGGCAGTTGTTTCTCCGTATTCTTTAAATCGAAGACGTCACCCTCGCCGTAAATAATAGGCGAACAAGCGCTGCCCCATGTCAAATGAGGTACCAATCTGAGGGCCCATCAGGGTCCGCTTTCCGCTGCCGCCGGGAGAACCCTTCGGCGGAAGATCTGGGAAGGCGATGATATTAGCGTTGCCGGATGCCATCTTCCTGCATCACCTCCTGCCCGTCGCCCAGGGCGCGCGAGGGCGCCAGTCGGTCATGCACGTGCGTTTGCGGCGTGCCGATGCACGTGCATGACCCTAGGCTAGCGCGCCTGGACGGGCTAGGTCACGCTCCCCTGGTCCTGTTCTCCTTCGTGCACGTCTTGCACTGCCTCGCGGTTCGCCCGCCCGCCCGCCGGATGACGTACGTGTTCTCGGGCGTGTTTGATTATTTGCCTTCCGGCTACTTCCCGACGTAGGTTCCGCAGGCGTTGCACAGGCCCTTGGTGATGCGCGCCTTCGGGTGCGGGCAGTCGCCCTGCGCACCCGCTTGGTTTTGCCGCTCGGCGTGACCGCCAGGCGGCTGCTGCCGCTCGGCAGCCGCGAGAGCGACGCGACGCAGCCATGTCCCGAGATCTTCGGCACCGCGCGCCAGATCAATGGCGGCCGCCTCGGCTTCGTTGACCTTGGCGCAGATGGTAACGCGCCTGCCCTGAGGCGTCTTTGGGCGTGCCATGATTCAAGTATACAGGTATACTTGAATCCGTGGACGTACCGACCGCCGTATACCGGCTCTACGCCGGCGCGAACGACCAGCAGCCCCTTTACATCGGCGTGGCAAAGAATCCCGAAGCGCGCTGGGCGCAGCACCGCAAGTCCAAGCCGTGGTGGGCAGAGGTAGAGCGGAAGACCGTGGAGTGGCACCCGACGCGGCTGGCAGCACTCACTGCCGAAGCCGGGGCCATCCGTGATGAAATGCCGGTGTACAACCTTGCTACGCCGGCACCGGACGATCCCCTTCATTGGCCACCGCCGAACTGGAGTGAACTTCAGGCGGAAGGGGTGCGGCAGGCCCGGGCCGCCAGAGCAGAGGCGAGCCTGTGCCCAGACTGCTCCGCACCGCTGCCGCCGTTGAAAACGTGCCCCGGCTGCGGGCGGGAGTTCTACCGCACCGAGGCCGGGCGGTCGGATACCGAGTGCTGCTCGCAGCGGTGCTCGGCGCGGGTACGCAAGCGGAGGGAACGGGAGAGGAAGGCGCTCAAGTGAGTGGCCAGCAGGAGCGTCAGACGATAACCCACCTGCTCACCGCCTATCTCGGAGAGCGACTCGGTCCCGGTGTGCTGAAGATGCAGTGTCTTACCTGCGGCCACTACAGCGAGGTGACGGATGATGGTCTGATGCCTCATGGTTTCGCTCAGGCCATATGCCCCGGGGATACCGCGAACGCTCGCTGGGTATGGACGCCTCTTCTAGTCGCGACGCCTATCGTCCCCACGCCCTGACATTGCCCCGGTTCCTCTCAACCTTCTCCCCGTCATCCTGCGGTGAAAAGCCGTCGACATCCCACGGGGCGTCCTCGGGATCCGGGCGGTCACTGCCAGGGCTGCCGGGAACCCGGCGGCGGCGGCGCATCGCCTCATCCTGACCCTGCCCGGTAACCTCGAGCTCGGCAGCCCCGGCCCACTTCCGGATGCTGCCCGGCAGTCCCTCGCCGAGATGCGGGACGAAGGCCTGGATCACGCTGTCGCCGTCGTCCGTTGACCGGCCGAGGCGCTTGTAAATGTCTTCCTTCTTCTCAACCTGGATCCGCCCGCCTGACGTGACCAGCCAGTGCGGGGCCGACAGGTCACCGAGGAGCATCTCGTCATCCGGAAGGCAGATATCGGGGTTGCCGGACGGGTCGAGCGCCTGCCGCATCGTCCACCAGGCCTCGCTGCGCCGGTTCGAGTAGGTGAACTCCCTTGTGCTGTCGCGGGCCTTCGAGCCGCGGGAGGCGTTGAACGCCACCACCCGGGCGTGCTGTTCCCGCAGGCGGTCGACCACGCCGGCGCCGATGCCGATCACGTCGACCACGGCGGTGCGGGAGTCGTCAGCGTCCAGGACCGCCTTCACCCGGCCGGTGGTCTGCATCGTGTCCTCCTTGGTGAACCGGCGCAGTTCGGTGATCACCGGCCCGTTGCGGACCGCGAGCACCGTGCGGTCCGAACCGGTCCTGGCGACGTCCACTCCGACCGTGCGGGGCCTGCCCGTATCCGGACGTCCCGCCTCCTCCCAGGCATGCCAGCGGGCTACCGCCGCCTCCGCCCAGGCCAGCGGGATCACCGAGTCCTCGTCGCTGGCGTAGAACTCACCCAGCACCCGGTTCTGGTAGATCGCCGACTCGGTCCCCCACTGGCGGGCCCGCTGCCCGGCCCACTCTGCGGTGATGCGTCCCGCGTCCATGGCGTCGTCAAGCGTGACGTGAACCGGGTGCCAGTCCTCGTAGCCGGGTTTGCGCTTGCAGATGTCGTAGAAGCGGCCCTGCGGCTGCCCCGGGGTCGACAGGGCCAGGGCGAACGCCTCGGTGCCGCCCTCCCCGGCACTGGAGAACGCGCCCTCGCACGCGTCGAACGTGCCCGCCGGGATCGCTTTCGCCTCGTCGTAGACGAACATCAGCGAATCGGCGTGCGCGCCCTCGATCAGCGCCGCGTTAGCCGATGCGGCAGCGAACGCAGCCCCGTGGTTCAGCTTCAGGTTCAGGTTCTGCAGCTCGTTGGCGCGGGAGAACGGGCGCCCGTCACGCACCTTGTCCCAGCGGAGCTTCCCCGCCCATTTATGCAGCTCAGGCCAGGTATACTGCGTAATCTGATGCCATGACCCGGCGGTCGTGACGACCTTCCAGTCGACCCCGGCCGCGTCCCGCGTCAGCGCGAACCACAGCACCGCGATGGCGGACAGGGAACTTTTCCCCAATCCATGTGGTCCTCTTACAGCCTCCCGCTTCTGCTCCGGCAGGGCTGCCAGGATCTCCTCCTGGTAGAACGTCAGGCCGTCGCCGTCGCCCCAGTTGATGCAGTCACTGGCAAACGCAGCCGGGTCATCGTAGTAACGGGCTACCCCGGACTTGATCCGCGCTGCCCTGCGCTGGAGGTCCAGCAGGTAGCGCAGCCGGTCAGGGTGCGCCTGTATCTGCAGGGTCATTACGGGCCAGCTGGAATTCAAGCTCGCTGATCTGCGACTCGATCATGTCCGCCGTCACCACCTCGATGCGGGACTTGGCGGGGGCGTCGTAGCCGAAGATCTTCGCCCGGCGTTCGAGCAGTCCCTTGATCGTGTTGACCGCTGCCAGCCTCGGACCGTCGTCGAGCACGTCGGCGAACAGCGGGATCCGCTTGCCGTCCGCGTCCAGGGCCTCGGTGCCGTCCGGGCGCAGCTCGTAGCCGGCGAACTGGCGGATCACCTTGCCGTTGTTCACGGTCAGGTGGGGCGTGAGCATCACCTGCCACGCCTGCTCGATCAGCCGGTCGAGGCGCTCGAGGTCTGCCTCCCGGGCGTGCTTTGCCTCTTCGGTCGGCATGTCGGCGAAGGCGCGCATCACCGCGTCGTGCGCGTGGCCCTTTGAGGCGAACCCGATCTCGTCGGCGATCCGCTGGTAGGACCATCCCTGGCCGTGGAGCTCGGCCGCCCGGTAGTCGCGCTTGCGGCTTTCGGCAGTGCGCGTGAATTTGCCGCTGCCGTTGCGCGGAGTTCGTGCGGCCATCAGTTCGCCCGGCTACTCGTGACCGTCGGTCGCGGCGGCGGGTTCTCCCCCGCCTGCGCCGAGTTGCGCCCAGGTCTTCCCGCCGTCCTCGGAGAAGCAGCGGCTGTCGCGGCGGTTCTGCCACAGCGGGTACCCGGAGACGCTGCCCTGGTCGATCCACTCGGCCGGGTCGCTGGTGAGGCGGCTGAGCGGGTGGTACTGCAGCAGTTCGTGCAGGACCGGGACCGCGACGGACGCTGATCCGCCGGAGTGGCCGTAGGAGGCGAACTCGCGGACTACCCGGCAGTACCAGTCGACGGTTTCCGGTTCCTCGCCGGCCAGTTCCAGTTCACGGCGTGCGTGCCGGACCAGCGGGCTGTCGTCTGCAGTCAAATCTGGTCCTTCGGCTTCAGGGTCTTGGGGGCGCGGCGGGCGGTCACGGGCTCCCCTGTAGTCCCCGTGTCACCGCCCGCCGCAGTCTGGGGGGTGTCCGGCCCGGTTTTCACGGTGGCGAGGGCCTGGACCCCGGCGAGGGCGGCGTCGGCGGAGGCGCGGGCGTCGCGGAGCCCGGCGCGCAGGGCGGCATCGGTTTCGGTGAACCTGCCCGTGTGCACGGTGACGGTCTGCTCGAGGCGGGCGAGGGCCTGCTCGATGCGGGTGAGCTGGTCAGATCTCCGGGTCATCGGGCATCCTTCAGTTCGCGGTGCCGCGTATCGATGTGGTCGGCGGTGAAGCCGGTCGTGACCAGCGAGAATGCGCCGGTCCAGAGCGGGATGATAAGGATCATGATCGCTACGGCCAGCAGGTGGGCTGCCCAGCCGCGGGGGATCACGTCGCCGTAGCCGACGGTGGTGACGGTGGTGACGCCGAAGTAGATTCCGTTCCAGGTGCCGCAGTGGTCGGCTGCGCCGAAGACGGCGCCGAGGAGGACCACGGCGGCGAGGACGGAGCCGAACAGGACGGCGGCCCGCTTGTGGTGGATGTTCACCGTGCTGCCTGCATCTTGTGCTCGCGGTGCAGGCGGTGGATCAGGTCATGGTGCGGGCGGGTTCCCGCCAGGTCGGGATGGTGGACGTGGCAGAGCCTGAACAGGCCTCCCGCGGCCGGGTACTTGCCCCAGCGCAGGCACCACGGGCTTTCATGGCAGGTGTGGTGCCAGTACAGGATCCCGATGATGACGGCCCATTCGAAGATGCGGACGCCGCCGGCGAACCCGGACCAGAATCCGTACCAGGCGCCTGTTTCATCGCGGCTGCCGGTGACGACGAACCACTCGTTGCGGACCTGCGGCCACCATGCGGCAGCCAGCAGCGCCAGCACTGCCGCCACGGGGGCAGGGAGCAAGCGGGTCCGGGTCGCCATACTCAGAAGATTAGCGGCGTGCGCGTGCAGATGCACGTGCGCTCTAGCTTCGGATCAGGCTAGCCAGATCTTTCGTCTCCCGCGCGCTCACCGGCTGACCCTGGACGCGACGAGGGCAGCGTGACGGCGGACAGCCCGGCCCTGGATCACGGCAGAGGCGGTGAACGCGGCGATGATCATGCCGGCGGGTACCGCCAGCAGCGCCCACGGTGCGCGGCCCGCCGCGATCAGCACCCCGAACCAGATGCTGATCGCCACTGCCACGATGCACACAGCTGCGGTTCCGATCACGGTCAGCCTGCAGACCCGGGCAACGCGGTCGTTCGACTGCCATATTTCACCCATGATCGTCACGGTGCGCCTCCAGACGGTTCGTCATTCACCATGCTGAGATCACGATTCCGCCAGTCACCAGGTCACCCGCATTCACCGGGTGGCCGCCGACGGTTTTCACGCCCTCGGGCATCAGGTAGGTCCACATGGTGCCGTCTTCGCTGACAGCTGGAACCACCCTGTCCTCTGTTCCGTCGTCGCGGACGATGACGAGATGCAGGCCGGTCCGCATGACGGCTGCGGCGGCCGTATTCTGCCGCATCTCCTCTCGCCGGATCACCTGGTGGATCCCCGCCAGCTTCTCCTGCCATGCGGCATGCCCGGCCTGCACCCGCCGGAAGTCGGCTGTCTCCTCGTCGGTCAGCTCGGCGTTCGGCTCGAAGTCGTCATCGTCCTCCCATTCCTCAAGATCCTCGCGGAACCTGACGGAGTAGACCGGGAACTTCTCATCCTCGCTGACGTGCACCCTGACGGTCACGACTTGTCACCCGTCCGTTCGTCATGGCGAGCCATCGCCGCCAACACGTTCCCGGGGCGGTCACTGCGTGGCTGCCGCTCCCCGCAGTTGGTGCAGTGCACGCGCTTGAGCCACCGTGACGGCGACCCCCACTGATGCCGGTTCCCGTCCAGGCAGTAGTAGCGGGCATTGAGGATCGTGCCCAGGTGATGCTCATGCGGCGGCGGCTCGTCGCACATGGGGCAGCCGTACCGCCCTCCCGCAAGGGTGGTCACGTCGCCGCCTTCCAGTCGATCTCCTCGCCGACCGGCACCGTCCGGATGGCTTCCCCGATCGTCAGGGACGGGTCAGCGCGCATGGCAGCCTCAAGGCAGTCGGTGATAGACGGGCCGGTGCGGGCGACCAGATAGCGGGACGGGTCGTCAGCCATCAGCGAGCCGCCGCATCGCCTGGCAGCGGCGCGGGGTGTGCTTGCGCCACAGCGTGACCTCCCACAGGGCCGGCGTCGGTTCGGTGTCAGCGGGGACGCTAGCGGACCGCTCGGGCACGATGGTCAGGCCGGTGCCGCACACCTCGCACGGCTGCGGCCTGCTCATCAGGTCAGGGTAGGTCACGTAATCCCTGGTCTCGGCAAGCGAGTTCACGTCTTCAGCGAATACCGGGTCGGTCTGGTACCGCTCCATCAGGTCGTCCTCTGCTGCGCGGGCCAGCAGTTCCTGCAGCCGGTTGTCGGCTGGCCTGGCCGGCACGCCACCGGTGTGCAGGCGCAGGCGCTTGGGCTGGTCGTCGCCGAATAGGTTCTCCAGGGCGCGGTCCTCCCAGTTGCCGCGCTCAGCCATCAGTGTCTCCCGGGAACTTGACCACGCCGGCATCCGTCAGATTGTCGTCCAGGCTGAGTGACGGGTTCCACAGGATCAGGGTGCAGTCGTCGTTGCCGCAGAAGGCCTGCTCGCTGAAGGCGAACCGGGGCGGCTGGCCGCAGAGGGGGCAGCCGGGGGTGAGGATCTCAGCCACCGTCATCGCCTCCGCCCAGAAGCTGCCCCGGGCCGGTGAACTCGCCTGCGAGGGACTCCCCGGCCGGGTCGCCTCCGGCCGCGAGCTCGTTAATCCGCCGCCATACCCGTTTCCGCTCCGCCGCCACGGCCTCACGGCACGCGGCCTGCGACACGCACACCCGGGCATTCAGTTCCCCGGCGGTGAAGCACAGCGCCCCGTCCTCGGCCAACTCGGGACCGTAAGCCGTGCAGTACCACTCAGCCACCACCGGTCACGTCCCCTTTCTCCGGTAGGCCGTCAGGTAGCAGTTGATGCCCCAGTACGACACGTGCGCCGGGGAGTCGCCGATCTCTTCCCATTCGGCGTCCCGCAGCTGGAAGAACTCGCTGTCAGCGGTGCAGCCGCCTTCGCCTTCGCCCGCGTAGATCAGCAGGTCGCCGGCGTAGCAGGCGAGAGACTGGGCTGCCCACGGCTCGGCGTACGACGGCCAGCACAGGAACAGTGCCCGGCCGGGGTGGTGCCTGGATGCCGAGTCGTCATCGCGCAGCAGCGTCGTCCACGTGCGCCGGGCAAAATGATTACCGGGGCCCTGCTCGTTCGGCTCGTAAGCGGCCACGTCGATTCCGGCCTGTTCCATCTGCCAGGCCCAGTAGCCGCTGCCCGCTCCCGTCTCGACCACGCCGCGGCCGCCGAGGATGTCCTTCATCCAGGCGATGTCACCGGGCGAGCAGATCGACCAGGAGTAGGTGCCGCACATGTCGAAGCGGTCCGCGAAATATTTCAGTTCGCTGCGGTAGTCACGAGCCATCCAGTGCAGCATCGGCTCGGGCCGGTCGTGCCATGGCGCGGGGATGTCGTCGAGCGGCAGCTGGCGGATGATCTCCCAGTAGGGATTCCGGGTACCCGCGGGGATCGCCTGGTCCCACTTGCTGCCCGCGATGCGGCCCGGGGGTCTCCCTGAAAAGTCAGCAGGCAGAGATACCTGCGCCCACCAGCCGGCGAGATCCGCGAGCAGCGTGCCGGTATCCAGCACTTTCCGTTCCCGCTCCCCGGTGCTCACTGCCGTGCTCCCTTCGGTGCGACGACGAACAGTCCCCACCGCAGCCGCATGACGGTGATGTCCGCGAATCTGATCTGACGCCGGGCCAGGTCCGCCAGCACCAGAATTCCCGAGACGGCCAGCAGCACCGCCTCCGCGCACAGCCACAGCTCAGCCAGCAACAGCCACCACACGAACGCGAACGGGAGAACGAATACCGCCCAGCCGCCGAGGCCGAGGAGGTAGGTGCCGAGGCCCATGCTGACCCAGCGGCGGTGACCGTTGCGGGCAGTCCAGGACTCCCCGACTCTGATGCTCACTTCTGCTCCCCATCCTGCCGCCCGAGCCGCATGCGAGCACTATCCAGCGCGGCCACGAGCACATCATTCATGTTCGCACCGCGTTCAGCGGCGGCAATCTTGAGCCAGCGGTGCAGGTCTGGTGGAAGCTTCGCGAGAAACTTCACCCGCTTATCTCGCTTATCCATATAAGCATCATAGCCTGGCGGTGAGACGGTCACCAGTAGATTGCGCGAGTAGCCTCAAGACCATGGGCACTCCTCTTCCGCCGGTCCTCATGGTGGCGCTAGCCGACCTGCGGCAGTCGTCGTGGGCCGGGCCGCTACCGCTCGTAGGGGTCGGCGAGGCGTTCTGGGCCAGTGCCGCAGACGCCCCGGGGCTGGCCGCCGCCGCCCGCCAAGAACTCCAGCAAGCGAGTTTCCTCGATCGGCTGCCCGCAGTGCACGCAGTTACCGGCCGGGTAGAGCACGGGCTGGGCCCGCGCCTCCATGTGCAGTTGGCCACTTTTCACTAGCTGACTTATCCGCTCATAAGGGTCATCAGAGAACGTCACTGCAGGACCCCTCTCCCGGAGTCGTATCCGTAGCCCGAGCGGGTACAGGCCGGGCAGATGCCCTTGAAACGGCCCGGAGCGCCGTCCGGGATGTGCGACGGCTTCCCGTCGATGTCCCGCCACTCATGGCCGCCGGACATGCGCCCGCACAGCGGGCACGGTGCCCAGAAGAAGCCCGTAAGGTCCGCGTAGAGCCGGTGAGCCCAGCGGAAGCGCTCCGGGATCATGCGCCCGGCGCGGCAGGCTGCGTCCGTGTTCACCGGTCCCACCTTTCCTCGTCGAGCCAGCGATGGAGTCGTTCCTGCTCCGACTTGCGCCCGCATTTGGTGCAGTACCAGGCGACCGGGAAAGCGCCCCCTGGAAGGGAGACCGGGATGGCCCGGTTCTCCCCGCACCGCCCGCACGCCCGTACCTGCAGTACCGCCGGGGCTGTCTTTGCGGTCACTGCCATAGCGGGCGCCGGCATCTCAGGTGACTCCCAGCCGAGCCCGCGTTCCATCTCCTGCAGGTGCCGGCGGTCAGCGCCCGTCATCACCGGCCGTCCCGTGACCTTCCGCAGGACCGGCTCGGCCAGCAGGTACCGGCGCCCGGCCTGCTTCTCCATGCGCCTGATCGCGCGCGTCTGGAAGGCGATGCAGCCGGCCAGGAACATGATGGCTGCGAGCGCTATGAACACCGACGCAGACCCGGTGAGGGCATCGGCGGTGCCCGTAACGAGATTCGGCAGCAGGGCCGCAGCCGCGACTATACGGCAGGTCCGGACGATCCGCACCGGGCGGCCAGGACTGGTCATTGCTGCTCACTCCCCCCCGGGGATCTTGACCGTGATGGACTTGATCCCGCCGCCGAAGCCGACCCGGGCCGTCAGCGTGAATGATTCCGGGGACGGCTCGGCCGCGTTCCCCGCCTCCCTGACGAACTGCGCGAGCTCGGCGAAGGTCAGGATGCCGTCAGCGGCCTTCCTGGTGATCTGGTGCTCGGTACTCACTACGGCGACTCCCTGCCTGCTCGCTCCAGCTTCTCAAGTGCAGCCTCGCGAAGCCATGTGGCAACCGACATTGCCCGGTTGCCGGCAGACGCGGAAACTTCTTCAGCCATCCACGCGGGCCACGTCAGCTGGTAGCGGACCGTCGTTTCGTCGCGAGCGCTGCGCGCATTACCTGCGCCATGTCCATCGCTCATGGCAGCAGTGTATCACTAATCCGCCAGGGATACACACGGAATCTGCATGAGGTTAAGCCGGCGAGACGTGGCGTAGCCTTCTGGGCATGGGATACCCGGTCGGCCCGTACACGCAGATCCTCATGGTCAGCCTGCAAGACCTCAGCCAGGCCTCGTGGGCGGGCCGCCTCCCGGACGTAACCGCGGGCACGCCGTTCTGGGCGTCATCCCGGGACGCCCCCTCCCTCGCCTCCGCAGGCTTCGCGCAGTACGCGCCGGAGGGAACCCAGGCACCCCCGAACGAGCCCCCGTACACCGCCTACGGGTCACCCGGGTTCGGGGCCGGAACAAGCAACGCCTCGCCCTAACAAGGTGAGCAGCGAGACCCGGAGCTGACCGGCCAGGTAACTCCCGTCGCCGAACGCGCCGAGCACGGCCACGGCGCCGATGAGGTCGGAGACGGCCGGGCGCCGGGCGGGCACCAGGTCCGCGGGGGGTTCACTGTCATCCTCAAGGACCTCCGCGAGAACGAACCGGCCGCGCAGCGCGCCGGCAGCAGGTGCAGTCACCCGGTCTTCGGTGGAACTGGCGGCCATGGTCCCCAGTTTAGCGGGACCGGGCCGGACCCGGGAAATGCGCCCCGTGCCCCCGCCCGGTGCATGCATTACCCTTCAGGCAGGACAGTCGGCTGCTGACCGGGGAAGGAACCCGTGCCGTCGCTGTTCCATCACGCGGCAGTGCCGGCGTCGGCGGCCGGCATGAACCTTGTCCCCCTGCTCGCCGAGGTCATTCCCGCATCCGGCGGCGGGATCACCCTCGGCGCCGACGTGATCAGCGCCAACTACCACCTGCTGCCCGCCGGGTCGTTCGGCGCCCTCGGCCTCTACGTCACCCAGGCCGGCGGCGGAAGCGGGTTCATCGCCGCGACCGAGGCGCAGCTCGCCGCCCACCCTGACTGCGTGAAAATCGCCCAACTTCCGACCGGCGACCCGTTCTGGGCCGACGAGCTCGACTTCGAGGCCGGGGCCGCGACCGCCGCCGAGCTCGTCACCTGGGCGAAGGGGGCACTGGCGTCCTACGAGAAGGGCTCGCGCCCGGGCCAGCGGATGCCCGCGGTGTACGTCAGCGCCTCCAACGTCCACGTTGCCGCCAGCGCCCTCACCGACGGCGGGGTCAGGTCCGGGGTCGGGCTGCACCTGGCGAACTGGAACCTCACCGAACCCTCCGCCGCCGCCGAGGTGAAGGCCCGGTCCGGGCCGTTCCCGGTCACCGGGCTCCAGTACGCCGACGCCGGCAACTTCGACCTCGACGTGTGGGCGACCGCCTGGCTGAGCACCCGCTCCGGCGGGGCTGGCGCGCCGGAACGCACCTACCCGGCTCCCCCGGACTTCAAGGCCGCAGGCGGGCACACCAGCGTCCGGTTCACCTGGAAGGCACCCGCCGCCGCGGGCCTCCCCGCGCCGGCCGACTACCAGGTTGCCGTCTACACCAGCCCCTCCTGCACCCGCTCGTCCCTCGTGCCGTCCTGGGCGCCGCGCCACGCCGGGCCCGCAACCGCGATCGAGGGCGGCAGCCTCGCCCGGGGGCGCACCTACTACGCCCGCGTCATCGCCGCCGGGGAAAACGGCACCGCGGTCCGCCCCGGGGCTCACGCCTCCGTCACCTTCACAACCGGCTGAAACCCTTAAGGAGTCCCCATGGCCGAGATCACCGCGCAGCCTGACGGCAGCGCGTCCATCACCGTCACCCAGGCTGACACCACCGCCCTGACAGCCATTGCGAACACCCACCTGCCCTTCCTGCAGCGCGCCGAGCACTGGTTCGGCGAGGACGTGGCCCCCGAACTGAAGCAGGCAGCCGACTTCATCGGGTCCCTCGCCAAGAACCCCCCGCAGGGCTCCGTGCTGACCGTGAGCGCCACTGAGGCCCAGGCGCTGAAGGGGATGCTGGCCGCCCACATCCCCGACTTCCAGCAGGTTCTCGCCGTCGTCGAGTCCCCCGCCGTGCGGTCCGTGCTCGAGCTCGCGAAGGCTCTCCTGTAAGACTCCCCGGCCGGCCGCAGGACACGGGAAATGCCCGGGTACGCCCCCGGGAGGGAAAGGCTGAGCGTACGTGGAGAGCTACCTGCCGTTGATCACCGGGCCCCTCGGTGCGCTGGTGGTCCTGGCGATAGCGATCTACCTGTTCCTGAGGGGGAAAATCCACTCCGACCGGGAGTTCGGCAAGCTCGAGGCGGAAAACGGGCAGCTGAGGGCGGAGAACGGGCAGCTGCGCCTGGCACTGGACACCGAACGGCACACCCTGAACGAGACAGCGCAGGCCGGGGCGGTAACGAACCAGCTGATCACGGCGCTGACCACGATCGCATCCGGGCCGCGGAAGGTGCAGCCGCCCGAACTGACCGCAGAGGACCTCGGCCTGTGATGCGCCTCTTCCGTTCGCTCCTGCACCGCCGCACCGCCTTCAGCGCCCGCCGGGCCGCCCTGGACGCCCGCGTCGCCGACGCCGCGGCCGGGGCCGAAACAGCACGGCAGGAGGCGCGGAAGTCCCGTGACCGGCAGGACACAGTCCGGGAGCGGGTCGTCGTCCCGCTGCAGCGGGCAGCCGAGCGGAACAGCTTCGCCGACATGATCCGGGCCAGCCTTACCGAAGCACACAGGGGGAACGGATCTTGATTCTCGCACTGAAAATAGCGCTCGTTGTCATCGTCGCCGGCCTGGTGGTGTTCACCGCCGACTACACGCGGCTCACCCGGGGGGCGTGCTTGCGTGACCCGATCGGCCTCACCCTGGTCATCAAGGACATCTGCCTGATCGGGACGCTGGCCCCGCTGCTGCTTGCCGCGTTCTTCCGGCTGTCGGTGCTGGGCAGCGAGGTCGGGTCGTGGATCCTGATCGCCTTCCTGTTCTTGGCCGGCGCCGCTGTGTTCTGGCGCCTGGTCGTATTCGAGCAGATCAGCCGCCAGGCAAGGAAGCAGTCCCGCCGCGAGGCGAGCCCTGCGGAGATGATGAGCGAAAGCGTCTGCGAAGATGGCGAGCCGAAATGACGCAGGACCAGACGCTGATGGTGGCATTCAGGGTGGTGCTCATTGCCGGCGTGGTGTCCGTAACGCTGTGGGCTGCCGTCTATACGTACCTGGCGAAGTGGTGGGCCAACCCGATCGGCCGGACTGTAGTCGACTTCGCCATCCGGGTGTCGATCGCGATGATCCCGAGCATCTTGTCACTGTTTTTCCAGTTCAGCCGGCTTACCTCGCAAGTGGCCGGGTGGATTGACGTGGCACTGTTCGGCCTGGTTGCCCTGGGGATACTGCGCCGTATCCCGCTCTGGGTGAAGCTCCACATGGATAAGGACGGACGGCGGCCGTACGCCGGGATCCTGCCATTCCTCGCAGAGGTATGGCGGCGTCACGGGCGCCCGGTCTGGAAGGACTGGCAGGATCCCGCCGCGGAAGAGAACGCCTCTCCACCCGAGAATCGGGCAACTTGAGACGGTAATTCCAGCTAAACTGTTCGATATAAAGAGAGGGTGCCCCGGCGGTGCGCTAACACCCCGGGGCGTGGCCGAACCTGACAAGAGGTCCAGCATGGTGAATCGTACGTGTTCGGTCGAGGACTGCCCTAGCCGGGTTCTATGTCGCGGGTGGTGCAGCCTGCACTACCAGCGCTGGCGGTTTCACGGAGACCCCCTGGGCGGGGTTCGTGTCTTTTACTCTGGCCCGTGCACTGTCGAGGGTTGCGACGGAACGGCGAACGAGCCTGGTGGCGCCCGCAGCTGGTGCCGGAAGCACTACAGGTACTGGAAAAGGCACGGGGATCCAGGCGCCTCCGCATCTTGCGCAAGATGCGGGGTGTCGATAAAGGTGGGTCGGAGATCCGCGTACTGCAGACGTAATCCCGAGTGCAGGTCACTGGCCAGAGCTTCTCTTAGAGTCCGACGTCCCAGCCGCCGTCAGCCCCGCATGACTCCCGAGGAGCGGCGCGCTTCCAGAAGGCTTCAAACGATGCGCGACGGCCGGAGGTGCGTACGACCCGATTGTGAAGAGTTCGCAATCTCCCGCGTCGCGTATTGTCGTCGCCACAACAGCGAGCGAAATGCTCGTCGCTATGCTCGCAAACGGCTCAGGATTCACCGGCTCCTGTACATCCGCCAAGTGGGACTGTGCCCCGACACCCACCACGGCGGATGCGGCCTTCCTCTTGGCGGCCCAGATGGCAACCATGTGGATCATCTCGTCCCGGAAGTGCGCGGCGGCCCGAATGACGAGTGGAACCTCCAGCTGATGCACCCTGAGTGCAACCGGCGCAAGAGTGACAGCATTGTTCCCGCTGCACGGCGGGTTGCCCGAGAGCACACTCTGATCATCGCCCGCCCTGACGGAAGAAGGCGGCAGCTAAAGGCTGCTTAGCGATCCGTTTCTCCACAGCGGCATGCTGTGGCGGATTTCCCGTATGGCAGCGGATCCACAGCAACAGGACAGCAGCCGGCCGTGACGATCCTGCGGAAAACGATGCTGCGAAGCCGCGGGGGGCAGAAGCAGACCCTGGGCCGGAGCCCCGCAGTGCAGGTACCGGGGACACCTAGGCGGCCTCAGTGCGGGCGGCGGTAATTACGCCTGCTTCCGGTCTGGCAGCGTCACAACCCGGGCCCGGTCGGCGCGGGCGATGCGCAGTGCTTCCTTCGCCTTGTCCGTCCCCACGCTCAGGTCCGTCTTAACCCGGTTGATTGATACGGCGGTCTCCCCGTACTCGCCGATCATGGCCGAGGCATGGGCGGCGAGGTGGTCCGGGGTCATGGCCCGGGAGCGGGCTGCGGTGAGCTTGAGGGCAGGCTTGGGAGCGGTCTTCGGGGCAGCCGCGGAGCGTGCCCGGACAGCAGTCCCGGGTGTGCCCGCGGGCAGGTCCGGGAGCGGTGCCGGGGCAGTCGCGGGCACTGGTTCCGGGGTAAGCGCGGAGACGGTTTCGCGGGCTTGGCGGCGGGCGTTCTCCAGGCTTGCCGCGACGTGCTCCGGCATTGCCAGGGCTGCGGTTACCCAGTGCGCGACATCGGCTTCCCAGCCTGCGGACCACTCGCTGTTCAGGGACTCGCGCACGGCCTTGCGGACCGCGTCGGGCAGGCGCCCGGTGCGGATCCGGCGGGACAGCAGCGACGAACGCTCGGCCCGGTGCTCAGGCGGGGCCGCGCGCACGAGATCGCGCGCGTGCAGGCGGGCCTGTTCCAGTTCGAGTGCGAGCCGGTAGTCGGTGATCCCGTCACGGCGCATCCGCTGCCACAGCAGCGGCGTCTGCAACGGGGCGGCCGCCCAGCGGGACGCGGGGATCAGGTCGGTGCGCCGGGCGGCGACGAGACGCCGGCGGGTCAGCTCGAGGAACACCACCCACAGGCACGGCATGACCGCGTGCATGCCGCGGCCGAGCCAGTCCCACGACGGGGAGCCGTGGACGTTCGCGTAGACGGTGAAGGCGGTCAGCAGCCATGCCAGGGAACGCGGCACGAAGTCCCCGCGGCCGGCGGAGAGCATCAGGCGGGACTCGGCGGTGAGGGCGAGGATGCCGATGTCGATTCCGATCGGGTACAGGGGCGGCCAGCCGGGCAGGCCGTGCTGGACGGCGAGTTTCGCGACGGTCTGGAAGCTTACCGAGAAGCCGATGGCGGCGACAACGGCGAGCAGCGGGTTGTCGGCCACCAGGCCGCCGAGGCGGGTACGCGCAATTCGCATGCCAGCCATCATTTGTCCCCGTTAATGATCGTTTCGGAGTTTTCCGCTGCCTGGTACACCCCGTCACGAACCCGGGTGACTCTCCCGGCCGCGGTCAGGTCCCTGAGCGCGTTCCCGACCGACTTGATGCTGAAGGGCTTCGCCCGGCCCCACCCGTCGACCGCGATGTTGCCAGCCCACTGGATGATCTCGCCGCGGTCCAGTTCCCGGCCGGCTTCCGCCAGCACCAGCAGGACCGCGTCGGTGCAGCGGCGCCCTTCCGGGCCGTCGTCGGCGGGCGCCTCGGACTGCGAAGGCACCACCGGGGCGGCGGCAGGCGGGAAGAGGATCCCCTGGGTGCCCATCGCCCGGTCCATCGCCTCAAGGAACTCCGGCTCAAGCTGCGGCACCGTGACGGCCTGGTGGCGCATGCGGGAGGGCACCAGGTCGGTCCGCATCGGGGCCTGCCGGTTGTCCATCGTCGCCGCATAGCCGATGCCCTGCGTGGGGGAACCGTCAGGGAAGTACTTCGGCAACGTGAACGGGTCTGTTTGCAGGCCAACCATCCCGCCGGAAACCCGGTCACCAGAGCGGAGGCCGATAACGCTGCCGCCGACGAACATGGCCCGTAGTGCCTGGTCGCCGCCAAGCTCAGCCAGCGAGGGAACCTGGGTGACAATCCACTCGCTCTCCCCTGCCTTGCGGCCCAGTTTGCCGGCATCGGCAGTCAGGCTCGTCATTTCCGCGGCGAGCTTCGGGTTCTTGCTCTCCCCGCCACTGAGGAGCAGGGGCGCCTCGTCGGTGATCGGCATGACGATCGGCAGGCCGGAAAGGCGCGCGTCGAAGAACTGCATGCCCTTGGCCTTAAAGCCGTCGTCGTCCCATGTCATTGACGCCAGGCGCCGGGAGCGGTCCATCATCGCGGCGTTCAGCGCGCGGCGCATCCGCACGCACTCGTCAACCCCGGCAGCGTAAATAACCTTGCCCCGCCATTGCGGCAGCGACTGGCCGTTCTGCGGGTCCAGCACGATCGGCACAACCGGGACCGCCGAGCGGAGCGCGAGCCAGATCAGCAGGTCAAGCAGTGCCGACTTCCCGGCGCCCATGGTGCCTGAAACCATTCCGTGGCGGGCCCCGTCACGGGGTATCCACGCGCGGATCCGCACAGGCTGGCTGTCGGCGAACCGCGCTACCCGGGCGAGCCCGTCAGCAGTGAAGCCGCGGCCGTCCCATTCAACGGCGGCCTGCAGCGTGCCGGCGCGGAGCTTGGTGAAGGTGCCCTTGGACTCGATCCCGGTCGGGTGCGGCTCAACGTACGCCTCGGTCTGGGCGCTGCGGTAGGCGGCCGCAATGGCACGCGGCTCGGCCATGATGTTGCCGACATGGGTTTCGACGCCGTCCATCTCGATCCGGTACTTCACCCCGCCCGGGATGACTTCCGGGTCGGTGAGCCAGGCGGACCACTTGCGCTTGGCGGCGAGCCGCGCCCACACGGCAGTGTCGGAAGTCGTATCGACCCGGGTTTCCTGCTCTGCCTTCGCTTCCTCCGGGCGGATCCGGTAGTGCCGCGCCCAGACGGCCGCGAACGGAACCCAGGTGAGGGCGAGCAGGGCGGGCACAGGCGAGCGGAATCCGGTGGCGGCGAGCACGGGCAGCCACACCGAGGCGGCGAGCGCCGCCGTGTCGGTCCAGCGGCGGGCGAACGCAGACAGGTGCCGGGTGAACAGGATCATCAGTGCGGGGACGGCGAGGCTGGCGAGCATGCCGGACAGCACGGGGTGCGGGACACCCCGGAGCACGGCGCCGAGCACGGCGAGCATGACACCCCAGGCGAACGGGGGAAGCATGCGGCGGTTGCGCCACGCCCCAGTGCGGGCGAGCACGTCATTGCCCGCGGCTGCCCCGTTCGGCTGCCCGCCTGCCTGCACCGCCTGCCTGTCGCCCAGGTCGATCTGGCGGACCAGGGCGCGGGCCTGGCGCCCGCGGACCTGGATGACCTGCTGTGGTTTCTGCGGGGGGCCGCCGCGCCGCCAGCGCGGTACCTCCCGCGTCTGGTGGCGCGGCATGACATTCCTCCTATCCGAGTGCTGCGGCCAGGGTCGGCCACAGCAGGTCGTTGCGTCCCGGCTGCGGATCCTCGATGTACACCCACCACGTGCCCCAGAGCTCGTCGGCGGCGTCCGGGCAGGCGTCTGCCCAGAAGTCCGTCACGTCCCGGCGGGGGCACGGCTGGAAGCGGAATTTGCCACGGTGCTCGTGGTAGCGGTCCCGGCAGGCGAGGACGGTCAGGTCAGTGCCCTCAGCCGCGGCACGGATCTTGGCGAGGGTCTCATCGGTGGCGAAGCCGTCAACGTCGGTGTTCCAGGTTCGGCCTTCCCATGTCTCCGCGAGCTGGGAGTTGTCGGTGACGAATCCGCCCCGGTTGATCACGGTCAGAGCCGGGATCAGCGGGAGAGTCTCGTCGCACGGTCCTCCGCAGTGACCAGGAGTCCAGTCGACTTCCCGGTTCAGCCACGCGATGAACAGCTCTCCGAGATCCGCCATAGTCCGGGCGGACTTCCAGCGGGCGGCATCAGCCCGGCTCATCCGGGTCTCGTCGAGACGCATCAGTACCGCCTCAGCGCGGTCACGGACCGCTGCCGTGACGCGGTTGCGCCACGGCAGCGGCTCGGCGAGCTGGTTCATCGCTGGCCCTCTTCAGCCCGCGTAGAAGGTTTTATCGGCCGAGGAAACCGGAGCGTTCTGGTGAGCCTCATTGAGCCCGGCGTGGCCGCGCTTTAGCGACGCTTCGACGGCTTCAGCGGTCTCCTGCACCTGTTGCTGCGCCTTGACTGCAGCGTCATGGGCGTCGAGGTGGTCGGCCATCGCGCTCAGGGTGCCCGGGTCGACCTCGAGGGACTGCATCGTCTCGGACATCGCGGACGCCTGCCGGCTGGCCTGCTGCTGCTCGGCTGCCCGGTTCTCGGCTCCTGCCTTCGCGGCGGTCATGCTCTGCAGCACCCCGTCGTAGGTGATATCTGCCGTTCCTGATGCCATCGTTTCTCCCTGGGTGATTGCGAGTTGCCCGGTTTGCCGGGCCTCCTGTTCGCGGTCTCCCTCATCGGGAGGAAGCCGCCCGTCCTGCTGGTACTGCTGCTTGGTCTCGGCGGCCGCGGCATCCCAGGCGGCTGCCTGTTCTGGAGTCGGCTGGATGTTCTCGCCGTTGAGGTAGCAGCCGATGACCGTTCCGGGGCCGCCGCCGGCCCGGTGCTCGTGCACGAGCTGGTGTTTGCCGGTCGTGCTCCAGTACCGGGCCTGGTGCCGTGCCTCCTGCTCACTGCGGGAAGGCCAGGCCAGCGGGTTGCCGGCGGAGGTGTAAGACCAGGTGCGCCCGTCTTCCGGCCCGGCTTCGCCCGGGTCGTCCGAGGTCAGCGTGCCGCCTTCCCCGTTGCCTTCGCTGCCTGCCTGCGGCCGGGTGGCGGTGAACGTGCGGATCTGCTCGGCGGCTGCCTGCTGCCGGGCACGGGAGTCAGCCATGTCCGGGGCAAGCCTCGCGCGGGCCTCCAGGTGCTCCGCCTTGGCCCGCTCCCGCGCTGCCCGCCGCTCGTGCTTCTCGGTTTGCCCGGCATGCCATCCCGAGGCGAACCCGTGCCTGGCTGCCGGGAAACCCTGCAGCACCTGCGAGGAGGCGTATCCGAGGTCATGCCTGGCCGCCCACGCCGCCCGGCGTCCCTTCGGGGCGTCCGGGAAGCGGCGGGCGGCACTTCCCATGTAGGCGCTGCGGGACTTGCGCCACGCCTTCCGGGCGTCTTCCACGGCCGTCTTGACGGCATAGATGATGATGATCAGCGCGATCAGGTCCATGACAGTCTCACAGTCCGTTGACGAATCCGGTGATACCGGACAGCAGGGAACGGATCCCGTTCACGACCGGGGCGAGCGCCGGGAACTGGGAGACGCCGGCGACCAGCATGATCCCGACCGCGAGCGCAACCCACCCGGTGCGCCCGGACGCGTTCTTGCGCGGGTGCAGGTCGTGGACCAGGAGCACAACCAGGACGATGAACAGGGCCGCGGACAAGGTCGCGCCGAACGCCCAGGTAGTGACGCTCCCGACCGCCTGCTGCGCCCAGTCGGCCATGTTCCGGGCAAGGTGCCCGATCACGCCGGTCAGGCCCACCGCCGCCGCGGCGAGCAGGGCGAGCACGGCGCGCGTCTTGGCGAGGACACCGAGGTAGTGGAACAAGCCGAACAGCACCAGGAGCAGAACCCCCAGCTCGGCGACGGTAAGGTTCATGTCAACTCCAGAGCCAGACGACGGCGCCGATGATCACGGCGACGAGGAAACGCGCGGGGTTCTCAGTGACCCACTCGAGCCCGTTGAGGACGGTCTTGACGAGCAGCAGGTGGAGGTAGCCCCAGGCGAGCCGCAGTCCCCGCACGAAGGGTGCGCTGTGCCTGGCGGCGGCCTCATGGTGCTGTTCGCGGGCGCGGGCGAAGGTGGGCGGCTGTGCATGGACGAGGGAGCCGGGCCGGTCGAGGATCTCCGCCGCCTGGCCGGCTGCGCGAGCGGCAACCATGCCGGCAGCGCGGGCACGCTGCGTTACAGGGACGAGGGAAGCCGGCGAGGGCAGTGTTAGACTCGCACGCGCGAGCGCGCGCGGCTGCGCAGTCATTTCCGGCTCCTGCGGAATCTCCGGCAGGCTGCCTTCCTCCACTTCCCTCTTACTGAGCGTCGCCATCACGCGGCTCCCTTCAGGTCGTAGTCGCCCCGGTCGATCGCCCGGGCGGCGCTCGCCAGCTCAGCCGCCATCTCGCGCATCACACTGGCTGCCACGGGCCGGTGCGCGTCCTTGCCGAAGGGCCGCGGCGGACGCCGGCGAGCCAGGAGCGCGGCCGACGACCGGAACCAGTCGAATGCCGCCCGGAGCGCCTCAACGTCGTCGGCCTGCGCGGCGGCGTACAGCTCGGCCTGCCGCGCCTTGTGGCCGGCGTTCCGCTTTTCCCGTGAACCCCGGCGCGGCACTACTCGGCCCTCACCTTCGCGAGCTGCCGTGACTTCCCGGACTCGCGCGCCACGATCTCGAATCCGCCCCACAGTCCCCGGTCCCACTTGCGGGCCCCGAGCCAGCCAGTCAAGCGCCCCTGAAGCCAGGTGACATCCTCGGGATCGCCGTGGGCACGGAACGTGTCCGCAGGTCTCCCGTTGCGGAGCACCTCGAGGTCAAGGGCGCGGGCGGTCATCAGGAACGCTCCTCCGGGACGGGCGGGGTCTGGCGGGCGATGATGAAGACGAGGAAGCCGGCGAGCATGATCACGCCGGACACGGCCGCTGCGGCGAGGGTGCCCCAGATGCTCGGGCCGGGACTGAAGAAGGTTGTCAGGAGCAGGGCGAAGCCGAACCCGCCGGCAAGGCCCGCACTCAGGAACCGGGCATCACGGGGCGGCATCACGACTTCTTCCGGCTCGCGCACTGACTCGCTCACGCCGCCAGCCCCCTTGCCTTCCCGGCCCGGGCGGCCCGCTCAGCCGCGTACCGGGCGTCGCGCTGCCGTGCCGCACGGTCGCGGCGCTTGAGGTAACGGGCGTCGGCCTCGGCGAGGATGTCAGCGGGCGCCCGCACTACGCCGGCCTCGCGGGCGCCCCGTTCAGCGCGCAGTTCCCGTTCGGTCAGGCCGCCCCAGATACCCCACGGCTCCCCGTTGCCCAGCGCGTACGACACGCACTGAACACGGACCTCGCACCTGCGGCAGATCAACCGGGCGCGGGCGACATTGTCTCCCCGTTCCGGGAAGAACAGGTCCGGGCCGACCTCGGCGCACAGCCCCCGGTCCTTCCACGTCAGGGCGATCCGGTCCTCAGCCTCGATCAGCGGGCCGGCGGCGCCGGCGCTCCACTCAAGCTGATGCGGGTTGGACCGGCGGGAATGAACGAGGCTCACGGCTTCCCCCCGTCGCTGTCATCGTCCACGTTGACCAGCAGGACAGCGGCCGCGAGCACGGTGAAGGCGGCGGCCAGGGTCAGCCACAGCGCATGACGGCCGCCGTCAGCGGTCGCCAGTGTGTAGTCCGCGGCGCACGACGGGACCATCCACAGCAGGAACCGGAGGGCCGCCGCCAGCATCCGGCGCACCGCAGGACTGCCGTCGTGCAGGGTGATCATGAAGACCGGCTCGGGCAAAGGGACCTCGGGGAGTTTCACCGTCGCCCCCTTCGCGTGCCGACCTCGGCCGCAGCGGCATCCCCGGCGGTCATGATGTCCTCGTTAGGCTCCGCGCCCGCCGCCCGGTCTGCGAGGGCGGCCGAGTCGAGCACGCCGCAGAAGTCCTGCAGCTCCTGGTCGGTGACCGGGGAGGCGAACCTAAGCACTCAGATCACCCGGCCACGGGCCCAGAGTCTCGTCCAGGTGAGCCAGGAAGTAGCACTGCTCCCGGGTCAGCCCTTCGGCGGTGATCGCGTCAATGCCGTCAGCGAGCCCGAGGACGGTGTCCCGCATGGCGTCCGGGGACACCATCGCGGCGGCGGCGAGCGCCCGGACGACGACCCGGTTCCCGGCGCGGGCCCGCAGGCTCTCGGCCGTGCTGCCCGTCGCGTAGAACTTCATTGCGTCACTGCGGAGGTTCATGGCTGCCGTCGTGGCTGGTTGGGTTAGGGTCAGCATCTGGGCTCCTGGTGGTTTGAGGTTTCAGGGGTTCCGTAGCCCGTCGCGGTGGCTGAGACCGCGGCGGGCTGTTTCATGTCCGGGTTAGTGCGGGCGGCAGGTGTGCGCGCTGCCCGCGTAGCCGATGTGGCCGCAGTTGCCGCAGACCTCGGTCTGGTTGAGCTTCATGCCGCTGCCTCCATCGGCTCGGTGTCGGAACGCGGCCCCTTGGCGAGGCGGGCGGCGAGTTCGTCAGCGGACGGGAGCGCCTTGTCCAGCAGCCTGACGAGCACGCGGTTAAGCGGCACCCCGTCAGCCAGCGCCAGCATGCGAAGACGGTGGTCGACACCTGCGGTGATCCGGGTGTCCAGCCTCGCGTCGTACATGGAGCCCGCCCTTCCGGCGATCCGGTGTTCCGGATTGCTGCATCACCGTCAGTATGCACCGGCCAGCGGTGCATAGCAAATGTTAGCCTTCAGGCGTGGGAATCTCTTCGCGCAGCCAGCGCGGACTCTGGCTATGCACCCATGGCGTTGACTACCTCTGGCATGGGGTCGGATACTCGGTGCATAGCCAGAGGAGAACCCCGTGCCAGAACCCGAAGTGAAGCTCACCCTCGCCCGCGGCGACTGCCCGGACGGGCGCACCTGCCCGGCTGTCTACACCAGCAACTACGGGACGGTATTCGTCGTCGGCAAGCGCGTGACCGACTTCGGGGCTTTGTCTCAGGCCCCGATCGGCGACGACGAGGTTCTCGTAGAGATCCCCGCAGAGCTCCTTCCGGAGGTGGCAACCCGTGCAGACTGACCCGGCGGCGCTCGCCAGGTTCTGCGACGGAGCCGCGCGTTCCCTGTTCCGCCTTGAGACGCTCGACCGCTATGACGTGAGCAGCGACGGCGGCGACTACCAGCGGTACCTGCGCGGAGACAGCGGCCCCGACATGGAGCGGAAGGCTGCATGGCACAAGGTGCTGCAGGCGGACCTCGACCGCGGCGTGACCACATCCCGCGTGCACGTGGTCCGGTCACCACTGAGCGACTACCTGCGATATGAGTTCGAGTGGGGCTACGCACACAACCTCGCGTATGAGGACATCCGCATCCTCGACTTGGCCGACCAGCCGCAGCCCGCCGAGCTCGACGGCATCGGGGACTTCTGGCTGAGTGACGGCTTGGACGCTGCTGTCATGCACTACGGCCCGGGCGGCAGTTACCTCGGGTTTGAACGGAGCGGGCTCAGTCGGTACCGTGCCGCTGCAGCTGCCGCCTGGCGCGCTGCGATACCGTTCGGCGTCTACCAAGATCATCACCGCGCCGGGAGGCGGGTTGCCTGACGAAGGCCGTGACTGGCTAGCCAGTACCTTGCGCCGCCTGCGCGAAGAGACCGGACTGTCCGGCGTGCAGGCGGCCAAGCTGGCCGGCTTCTCCCAGCCCAAGCTCTCCCGAATAGAAGCCGGGCGCTTCCTCCCGAAGGATGACGACATCCGGGCGCTGTGCAAGCTGTACCGGGCGGGCGCCGAGGTTCGCCGCGACCTACTGCAGGCGGTCAAGGATCTGCGCCCCGAGACCATTCCGGCCCGGACGGTTATCTCCCGGGGCACCGTGAAGATGCAGGAGCGCTTCGCCCGGATCGAGAGGGCGTCCGCCGAGGTCTGCGGATTCCAGCCAGCCGTGATCCCCGGCCTGCTGCAGACGCCCGACTACGCCCGGCTGGTCTTCGCAGAGGGCGGTGACATTGCTGCTGACGAGGTGGATGCGCTCGTAGCGCAGCGGATGGAACGTGGCGATGCACTCGACTCGGACCGCGCATTCAGGATCATTGTGACCGAGGGCGCGCTCCGCTGGCAGGCGGGCTCACCGGAGGTAATGACCGGCCAGCTTGGCCACCTAGCCGAGGTCATCGCTACCCGGTCGAACGTCCAGCTGGGGATCATTTCCCAGTCGCAAGCTGCCACGGTGTTCCCCGCGCACGGATTCTGGGTCTACGACCGCCGGACGGTCATCGTGGGCATCCGGACGGGGACCATGTTCATCACAGACCCGCATGATGTGGCCGAGTACTCCAAGCTGTTCGGCGAGCTGGAGGAGCTTGCCGTGTACGGCGCGGCGGGTTCGGCAGTTATTGAGCGCGTAGCGAGCGAGTACCGGATGATCGCCCAGGGTGCCGGGAGTCTGTAGTCCTGAGCATCCCGCGCGCGCCGGCCAGAGTTTCGAGCGGTCCGGGGAGTAGCGTCTAGAGACGACGAGAGCCGGGTGTTTGCGCACCCGGCCCGTCGCACGACCAGTCCCCGTTATGAGCGGGACCCCGTGAACCGATCTCCACGTACATGCTAACCCGATGGCTGCCGGAATGGCATACGGCACGCGGAAGCATCGGCGGTTTGCGGTCTCGCTCCTGAGTCGATCGGAGCATCCGTGGCCAACGACGGCATCGTTATCGAGCGCAGCAGGCACGCTCAGCAGTTTTTGATCATCGGCAACGCCGAGGCGCGTGACACCCGGATCAGCTTCCGGGCGCGCGGCCTGCACCACCACCTGCTCAGCCTTCCGCCGGGATGGCGCGTCACCACGACCGACCTCGCCAAGGACAATCCCGAGGGCCGGGATGCCGTCCGCACCGCGCTCAACGAGCTGATCAGCCTCGGGTACGTGACCAAGCGGAAGCATCAGGACTTGCGGGGTCACTGGCACACGACGGTGACGGTTCACGACAAGCCGCAGACGGAGGCCGGGTCAGAGGCGCCGATAACCACCGAGGACGGATTTCCAGGCGCCGGTAGTCCCGGCGTCGGTGAATCAGGCGCTAAAAAACTTAAGACAGTCACCGAAGACGTTGAAGATCAAGAGATGGCTCAAGAGTTGGCCTCCCGACGGGCGCAAGCCTCCGGCTCGCGCGCGAAACGGACTACCGATGAAGTGATCGCGGAAGTTCGCGAAGCGGTCGCCAGGATTCACGGCCAGCAGGAAGCGGACGACCTCACCGACGGCGAGGTGCTCGGCCTGTACTTCAAGTACGGGAACCCGAAGAAACCGGCACGCGACCTGGTCGCCTACATCACCAAGGTCCTCAGCGACGCACCGTACCTGGACACGTTCATGGCCAACGTCGAGGCAGTGTGCGTGCCGTGCTGGCATTACGAGAGCGACTGCAAGTGCGGGGCAGAGTCGGCCGCCTAGTACTTCAGCTGGATGCGGGCTCCGCTGGCGGTGCCGACGTTGGGTGCCCCGTAGTCGACCTCGGTCAGCTGCGCCTCGACGTACGTGCCGGCAGGGATGTTCTGCGGGCACGAGTACAGGACCTGGGACTGACCGGGGGCGAGGGTGTCGCTGTCGGTACTGTTCATGCCGCTGCCAACGGGCGGGCCGGCGGGGTCGGTCTCAAGGACCTGTCCCTTGATGCTGTGACCGCGCACAAACTCGACGTGCGGTGCGGCCCAGCCGGTGAAGCTGTTGGACGTGTTCTTGACGGTGACCTCGGCGCAGCTTTCGGGGACCGGGTTTCCCGCTGTGCTGGTCAGGTCGTCCGCGGCCGGGAGCGGCTCGATGCCCTTGAGGGTGACGGTGAACGGCCCCGCGACGTACTTGTTATTGCTGGTGCCGGGGACGGCGGCAACCGCGGCGGGCGCGGTTGCGGCGGGCGGTGCGACCGCGGCGGCCGGCGTGCCCGTAGCGGCGGCAGGCCGCGCGGTGCCGGCTGAGCTGCACGCGGCGAGGGCTGCGGCGGCGGTGACTGCGGCGCCGGCGCCCGCGAGGATGCGTGTGCGTTTCACTGTTTTCCTGTACCTTTCGTGCTGCCCGCGGGGCTGAATTCGCCCAGCGCCTGGCGCAGCAGGATGTTCACGGCGGCGGCGAGTGAGATTCCCTGGGCGTCCGCGTACGCCTGGACGGCGTCCTTCAGCTCCGGCGGCACGCGGACGCCGAGCAGCACGTTGCGGCTCGTGGGGGGCATCAGGCCGCCTCCCGCGCCGGCAGGACGGCCGGCGGGTTCTGCGGCGTGGTGATTACTGCGGTGTCCGTGGTCATGCTGTCTCCTTCGGTGGTGTCCTGCTCGGTGTTACATCGTCTTGTCGACGGCATACTCGGCTTGTGCTTCGGTGAACTGACCGCCGTAGGGTGAGGTCAGCTGGTCGATCAGCGAGCTGCGGCTGAATCCCGTGCCCAGGGCCAGATATCCCTTGGCGGCCTGCACCGCCTGGGCGTTCCAGTCCGGGTGCAGGTAGCTGACCGCAAACTCGGCATCGGCCTGCTGGAAACCGTTGCCGGCGCTGGACGTGAGCTGGCCGATCAGCCCCTGCTTGCTGAACCCCGAGCCCAGGGACAGGTAGCTCTGCGCGGCGTCGACGGCCTGCTGCTGGCTGCCGGTCATCGCCGGGGCGGTGCTCGCTGCCGGAGCCGGCGGGGCCGTGGTTGCCGGCGGGGCCGCAGCGGCAGTACCGGGGCTGTTGGAGGTCTGCGCTCCGTCCGGGGAGAACGTGGTGTACTGCGTGGCAGCGACGGCCGGGCGGCTAGCCGGGCCCGCGGGGCTGTTTGATCCGCTGCCTCCCACCACTGCGCCGATGATGCCGAGTGTGACGATGCCGCCGGCGGCGGCGCCTGCGATCTTGACTGACTTTCTCATGCTTTTCACTTCTTCCCTGTTGTCATCGTGACGATATCACACTGAATACAGGATGGATACATTCAAACCCGGAAATGTCGGTGGTGCCGCCTACCGTGACCGCATGGACCACCTGCCGCTGACCGCCGCGCAGCCGTGGGACGAGATCGCGGCGCAGGACATGATGTTCCCCGTCCCGCCCCCCGACGGCGCCCGGCCGGTCGAGGTCATGGTGATGGTGCCCGAGGAGGGCTACCGGGTCGTCATGCACATCATCACCGGGGAGGAAGACGCCGAGCGGGCGGTGACGCTGGCGTTCCGGGAGGGCCGGAAACTGCCCGGGTACGAGCTCACCGTGAGGCAGTTCTGAGCACCGGCGCGGGGTGCACCGCGTGCCCGCGTCTCGTTACCCGCTTGCGCGCCCAGCAACGAACGTTCCGAGCCTGCTCCGCGTATACAAGGTGCCCCTGGCCGCGAGGAGCTTCACGGCAGCGCTGACGGTGTGCTCGGACACGCCCGCCTCGTCTGCCATGTGCCTCTGAGACGGCAGCTTTGAGCCGGGCGGGAACTCTCCCGAGATGATCGCCCCCTCGATCTTGCGGGCCACGCGCTCGTGCGGCCACTGCAAGCCGTCGCCGTGGTACATGAGAGGAAGTACGTCGTAGTGCTGGGGGCGGAAACGCGGAACGCGCTTAGGGGCGACATAGAAGCCGGTTCTCTCATCGCGGACGCATCCCTTACGGGCAGCGCCGACGATGTTGAACGCGGGATTCTCGGCAGCGATGGCATCTTTCTCGGCGGAAAACGCTCTTTCGCGCGAGGGGAGCCACTGCACAGTCTGGTGATCAACCTGCGGCCACCACGTCTGCGCCCTGGCGTGTTCCTCCCACCGCAGGCTGAGCCGTTCGGTGATACCCACGTACAGCAGCGCGTCATCGCTGGCATAGAACCTGTACAGGGCGGTGCGGTCGCCGGCGCTAGTCTTGGTCATAGCTCTCACTCCTGGTAAGTCAGGTTGAGGGTCAGGTCACGGGATGCCGTCCTACCGACTCCCGTGGCCGCTATGTTCCATTCTACGCACAGGAAGACAGTCGTTATTCGCTTTCCCGTTCGGCAATAAAACTGCCAAGTCCTGGCCTAGTGCGGACGATTCCGCGTTTCCGCAGCAGCGCCACAGCGCGGCTCGCCGTGTGCTTAGAGACCCCGGCCTCAGCGGCGATCCGATCCTGGGACGGCAGGCGCATGCCGCTCGGATACTCGCCTGAGGCAATCGCTTCCTCGATCTTGCGGGCCACCTGCTCGAAAACCCAGAGGTCAGATCCCTCGCTGATTCCGCTCCAGTCTGGCATCCGGCTACGCTGCCGCACGGTGATCTTGAGGGGCAGTGCGCCCCGGTGCCTATTCGCTACCTCCGGGTACTTGCGCGGCACCCCTGCCGGGGAGTTGAGTATGCGGCACAGGTTTCAGATTCGGTTAAGTAAGCGCGGTGCCGCCCGGATCCCGCGGAGCTGGCCTGACAGGAGGACGGTCCGTGCACGGCAGCGGTGGCGGAGACCCGGGCAGGATCGCGCGGTTCCGGGACGCGCTCCTCGGCGGGCACCTGTCGTACTCAGCCGACCGGACGGCCGCCTACGAGGTCGAGCGGGCCTTCCCCGGGACGGCGGCGATGCTCGGCAGTGCCCTGGACTTCCACCGCCGGGCCGCGGCGTGGACGGCAGCCGGGTCCCGGTACGCGCCGCCCGCCGCCTCGGTTGTCTTCACCGCGGCGGGCCTGCCGCCGCCGGGGGTGCCGCTGCACACTGATGCCGCCGCCGTCAGCCCCTCGTGCCGGTTCGGGTACTCCTGCTGCGACGAGAGCACCCGGGATGTCGCGGCGGCAGCCCTGCCGGGTGACGTCAGTGTTTTCCGGGCGGATCCCGCAGACCCGGCCGGGGTCGTCGCGGCGGCGGGGGAGGCGGGGCTGCCGGTCTCGCGCCCGGCCGGGGTGCACATCGTCATGGCTGCCCCGTGGTGGCCGGAGAAACTCCTGCGGGAAGTTGCCGGGGGGTACGCGCGGCTGCTGGCGCCCGGGTCCTGCCTGGCCCTGTCCGGAGTCTCCGGGACCGGGAACTTCATTGCCGGGCTCGGCCGGGCGCTCGGCGCGGAGCTGCACGCGCATGAGCCGGCCCGGCTGGCGCGGTGCCTGGCCGATGCCGGGCTGAGCCTGCAGCCGTGGGGGGTGCGGGACGCCGCGAACTGGGGGCAGCCGTCCCCGGTGCGGGAAAACGGGAAGCCGAGGATCGTCGCCGCTGTCGGGATCGTCCCCTGAGCATGCCGGGACTGCGCCTCAGCTGGCCGCCCGGTTCAGCAGCCGCAGCCGCGGCCCTTTCGCCGCCTTCTCCTGCTCGGCGAGCAGCGCGGCACGGGCGTCTTCCTGCACCTGCCTGATCACGGCCGCCGTCAGGTGCAGGGTCCGCGCCTCGGCGCAGGCCTCCATGAGTGCGTTGTGGACAAGCCCCGGTTCGCGGGACGCGCCCGGCGACTGCGCTGCGCTGAGTGCTTCCCGTGCGATGTGCTCCAGTGCCTGCACCCGCCTGGCGATCTCGCGCAGGTAAGTTTCCGCTCGCGGCACGTCTCCGGTGTCCGTCATCTCTGCTGTCTCCCCTTGCCCTGGCTCGGGTGCCCGGGGCATGGTCCTGTTGCGCGACCCTGATCTGTACGGTGGTGGCCGTACAGTCCATGTCTACCAGTTAAGCGGACAGTTATGCACTGGTAACGCGAACCCGGGTAAAGGCCCGGTTTCCGGGCCCGGGGGAAAGCACGGCGGGCGGCGGTCAGGCGATTCCCCGCTCACCCGACGTGCCCGGCTCACCCGGATTGTCCCCGGAGTCGCCGCCGCGGATCTCGTCCAGCGCCTCGATCAGCCGCGAGCGCACCTCTTCGGGTTCCGTCTCCATCGACCACAGCAGCTGCTTCGCGCGATCGCGCGGGAAGAGGCGCCGGGCGACCTGGCTGACCTCGGGGAACCAGCCGGGAACGGGGTCCTCGCCGGGATGCTGCCGCGGGACTGCCGCCCCCGCGCGCGGGGGCAGGGGAGTGAGTTCGCCGCCAGCCAGGGCACCGGCTACCGAGCCGGGCGTAACGGCGTAGGCAGTCTCTACGGCTGCGATGGTGGCTTCCTCGTAGTTTGACCGCCGCCCGCGCTCGATGTCACCGACTGTGCGGTAGCCGATGCACCGCTCGTTAGCGAAGAGCTGGCGGTTGACGTAGCGGGGATCAAGCTCGATGCGCTGTCGCACCAGGAGCTTTCCCAGCCGGACCCAGTTTTTCTCAGGCACGGGGCGGGACCTTTCGTTTCGCCGGACATCAGGAGCGTCTGCGTACCAGGCGGAGCCGTCAAGCTCTGATTCCTCATGAATCATACGCACCGCCCGTGCACGAGTCGTGCGACTCCCCGCAACCTCGGTCCCAATCGTGATCGTACATTAGGGGACACTCACAGGGAATCAGTTGACATCAGCTCCGTCTGACTCCTACTGTTTCCACATGCAGCAGCATGGAAGCCAGGACGGATCCGCCATCAGGCGGATCCGCAAGGCGCGCGACATCACCGCGACCGACCTGGCCGGGCGCGTCGGCATCCGGCTCCAGTCGCTCTACAACATCGAGCTCGGCAACCGGCCGGCCGGCATCGGCCTGCTGGTGAAGATCTCCCGCGAGCTCGGCGTCCAGGTCGACCAGATCCTCAGAGACGACGACAGCGAGCCGGAAGTCGCGGCAGGCCGCGTAAAGGCCGCCTGAAAACGGTGAAGCCCGGACGCGCACACGCCCGGGCAGCGGGACACCGCTACCGGCCATTGTAACAAATCCATGAAGGGGCACCGATGCTAGATCTTTCCGTCACCGGGCTTGACCGGGACCTCGGCGAAGCCGACAAGATGACCGCCCTCGCCCGGGCAATCGCGGACGCGGCCGGCGAGGACGCCAGCAGCTACAGCCAGATCACCGTCCACGTCGACACGGTGCGGGCCGTTGACGCGGTCGCCGCGCACCCGGCCTGGAACCGCCCGGCGATGTGGATCGCCCAGGGCAACCTGTACCTCACCCGGTACTCGGTGAAGTCCGCCGAGGTCACCGTCGTCTACGTCCGCCCGCTGGCCGAGCGGAGCGCAGCGTGAGCCTCTCAGCCATGTTCCGCAGCAGCCGGAAGGCTCCCCGCCACGGCCGGGACGAGGAGTCGGTAACCGAGGCCATCGCCCCGGTGCCGGACCCGGACTGGGCCGCAATTCCCGTTCCCGCCGCGCAGATCGCGGCCGGGCGCGCCGCCTCCGGCCCGCAGCTGGTTCTCCCGGCCGGTGTCCCGCCCGGCGCTGTCCCGCCGGAAGACGTTCCGCAGTTCAGCCCGCGCGGCGCCCACCCGTACGCGCACCCGGTGCAGCAGCCGCGGCCGCAGCGCCCGGTGCGGCGCCCGGTGGGGATGCAGCACACTGCGGCATGGGCGCCCCCGTTCGACGAGCACGGCGAACGGCCCCGCCCGTACGCGCCCCGCAACCGCCGCGAACGGCAGCCGGAAGACCCCGCCGAACTCTGGTATTACCAGGCCTGCGGGGAATGGCAGTTCACGCCGCCCGGCGAGCAAGCCGAGGCTGCGATGGAAGCATGGCACCAGCTGTGCGCCCTGGCCTACCCCGGCCGCGACATGCACGCCACCTTCCGCGACTACGGCGCCCTGATGGCGCGGGTCAGCGAGATCACCGGCACGACCGGTACCGGGATCTGGCCGCTGCAGGCGCTGCCCGCCGCCGACGAGCGGCACGCGCGGCTCGCCGATGTCGTGGCCGGCCACGTGCGGGCGTTCGAGGACACCGACCCGGCGAAGGCGGGCGCGTACCGGCGGCTGCACGAGGCGGTCCTGGCCGCCCCGGACTACCGGACCGCACTGCGGCTCGCGGACGTCGCTGACGAGGCCGGCATCGCCGGGTACCTCGACCTGCCCGCGATGACCGCCGGGCAGAACGGGGCGGCAGCGTGAACATCAAGATTTCCCGGCTCCGTACTGGGGCTGCGGTTTCCGAGCCGCTGGTTACGTCTGTGACCATCACCCTGCGGCACCTGCTCGAAACCGACCAAATCGCCTTTTACGAGGCCGTGATGATGGCCCGCCAGCCGGGTTACGTCCCGTTCGGGAACACGGCAGCGGCGCTGCACCGGCTCGACTTCATCGACATCTACCCGAACCTGCACGACACGATCCGGGACGTGATCCTCGCGTCTGTCGAAGGTGACGCGCTCAGCCTGCACATGATTTCCCCGTTCGGTGAGTCTGGGGCGGCAGCGTGAACGGCATCCTCGCGGCCCCGCCCGCGCGTATCTCCTGGCGGGAGCGGCTGGTTTCGCTGCTCGACTCCCTCGCGTTCGGGCTGCTTCCCCCGCTGTCGTGCAGCGAGTGCACCGCATCGCTGAGCGACCGCTGCGAGATCTGCGGGCAGCGCCTGGCGGACGCCGCCGACGTGAACGCCGGGATCGACGCCGTGGAGAACGCGGCGACCGAGGCTGAGGCGCTGGCCGCGTACACGGCGTGCGTGCTCGGGCTCGCCGGGGCGGAGGCTGTGCAATGAGTAACCCCGCCGCCGCCGACACGCACGAGGACGGCTCCCGCGAGTACCTGTACCCGCCGACGGGCGAGATGTTCCCGTCGGTGACCACGATCCTGAGCGGCACCGAGGGCAAGCCGTGGCTGACCGGCTGGTCGGCCGGGATCGCCGCCGAGTACGCGGTCGACCACCTGCGCGACCTGGCGGGACTCAGGCAGGTGCTCGGCCGCGCCGAGGCGGTCGGGCTCGCGAAAAAGGAAGCCGAGCGGATCCGGGGCGTTAAGCGGGACACCGGCGGTTACGTCCACGACGTCGCCGAGGCACTGGTCCTATGGCAGGCGTCCCCTGACGGGCGCGGCGGGGACCTGTCCCTGCCGCTGCGACCGGACCACCTGCAGAACGCGAGGTACGACGAGGAGCCCGTTGACAAGGTTATCGACTGGATGATCTGGGGCTACCTCAACTGGGTCTCCGACTTCAACCCGGAGTTCCTCGCCGCTGAGATGACCGTCTTCCACCCGCTGCTGCGGGTAGCCGGGACACTGGACTGCATCGCCGAGTTGCCGGGCCTGGCGGTCGGCCGCGCCGGCAGGTTCGTTCCCGGCTCCGGCGTGCGGTGCTGCGTCGACGTGAAGACCGGCAAGTACCTCAGCGTGACCTGGCCCGAGCAGGTCGGCGTCTACCGGCGCTGCCCCGAGTGCCTGCTGCGCACGGGCGAGATGCTGCCGGCCCCGGAGACCGAGTGCGGGGCGGTCCTGCACCTGCGGCCGGAGTACCCGCGCGGCTACCGCTTCATGCTGATCTCCGGTGCCGACGACGCCGCGGCGTGGAACCGGTTCCGCCGGGCCGCGGAGATCTTCGAGGGCCGCAAGGCCGCGAAGGCAAAGCCGGGCAAGGTCTGCTACCCGCTGCGGGCGGACGGGACGATCCGGCAGCCTCTCGTCGCCGACCTGGACGGCGAGGGCTACGGCCGCACGGTCGGCTCGTTCATCAGGGCGGGACTCGGGGACATCGACCTCGAGCAGCTCGCCGCGATGACCGCCGGGCAGCTCCTCGCGGTCAGGCACATCGGCGGCGCAGCGGTCAAGGGCGCGCGCGTCATGCTCGCCGACCACGGGCTGTACCTCAAGGGCGAGGAACTGCTGCCGGTTCTGAATGCTGTGCGGGAGAGCACGGGGGCGGCGGCATGAGCGTCCTCGACCTCCAGCGCAAGGGCCAGCAGATCGGACGGCTCAGGATCGGCGACCTGGTCGCCGTGATCAGGGACGGCAAGGACACCGGCAAGACCCGGCCCGCGCGCCGTGAGACATTCCGGCTCACCACCGCGTCCCGCTTCATGGCCCTCGCCGCCGCCGGGGCATTCGGCAGCGAGGCGCGGCCGTGGAACGGGCAGTGGGACGTGGACACCAAACTGTCCGAGATCGCCGTCATGGTGCCCCCGCGCGACGCCGTGGTTTCCCAGTTTTACGAGATGTGGAACGCGGGCGGCTGCGTCAGGCGGTGCAACAGCCAGCGCGAGCAGATCGCCGGCGGCCCCTGCCTGTGCCCGCACGCCGATGACCCGGATGACGCCGGGGAGGTGCAGCGGGCCGCGCTCCAGCGGGCCGGGATGGCGAAGCAGAGCCCGCCGCAAGCCTGCAGTCTGGTCACCCGGGTTAACGTGATGATCCCCGACCTGCCCGGCCTGGGAGTGTTCCGGCTCGACACGCACTCGTTCTACGCGGCCTCCGAGATCGGCGATGCCGCCGCGCTGCTCGAGGCAGCCAGGAACCAGGGCGTGTTCCTGCCGGCGGTCCTGCGGATCGACCAGCGGCAGCGGGTTGCGGGCGGGCAGACGAAGAAGTTCCCCGTTCCGGTGCTGGAGATCACCGCCACGTTCCGCCAGATCGCCTCCGGTGAGCTGGCGGCGGGCGGGGTGGCCGCGCAGCTTCCCCCGGCGCCGGGGGAACAGCGCCGGGCGATAGCCGCGGCCGCGCCGCAGGTTCCCCCGGCGCGAACCCCGGCGGCTGCCCCGCGTACCGCCCAGCAGATCGCCGACGCCTCCGCGGCCGCCAGCCGGGACGAGGTCCGGGCGCTGATCGAGGAGGCCAAGGCGGCCAGGTGCCTGGAGGACTCGGTGTGCGTCCGCGACGTGTGGATGGACCTCAAGTCAGCCCTGACGGACGCCTGGAACCTCACGGCAGGAGGTGAGCCCGATGGGTGAGACGGTCACGGAAACCCCGGTCATCAACCCGGCCGCCGTTGAGGCGAACATCACCGAGTGCGTCAACCGGATCGCCCGGGGCGTACAGGTCGTGACCGAGGCGGAGCGGAAGGCCCGGGCGGCCAGGCGGAACTTCGACCTCGCGTTCGCGCAGGCGTACAAGCGTGCCGAGGATCTTCCCGCGCACGCCCGCCGCTACGAGGCGGACATCCTCACGATGGGCCAGCGGGAGGAATCCGATACCGCCGAGATCGCATTCCGGCATGCGGAGCGGACCGCGAAGGCACTGGAGAAGGAACTGCTCGCCTGGCAGTCGGTGCTGAATTCGGTGCGGGCGATGTACAACGCGGCGGGGGTGCGGTGATGACGCTTCCCGTCTTCAATCCCCTCTGGCAGCAGGTGACCTGCTCCGGCTGCGGGCGCGAGTACACGTGCACGCCAGAGGACGACTGCTACGGCGCGCACGGCCTCACGTCAGGGGTGTGCTTCGCCTGCCTGCTGCGCGCGGGCGGCCTCGACCCGGACACGACCCCGGTTCAGGTGGTTGACCTGTCCGGCCGGGGCGGCGACCCGCGGGACCTGTCCCGCAGGCCCGGGGGTGCGCCGTGAGTCTCCCGCACCGGAAGGGATTCGCCACCGTCGGGGACGCCCTGCACTCCAAGGCGTTCCTGGCCGCCCCCGGGGCGACCCTGGACGAGTCGTGCCCGTGCGGGCTGGTTCACGTCCGCAAGCCCGCAATGCCCCCGCGGCTGGTCCTCCCGGCGGTGCCGCGCAAGCGGGACACCGGCCCGGACGCGCGCACCCGCAAGCTCGTCATGGAACGTGACGGCTACCTGTGCGTCTGCTGCGGGATCAGCGTCATCGGCCGCCAGTACAGCATCCAGCACCGTAAGCGCCGCAGCCAGGGCGGGGACAATTCCATGTCCAACCTGGTCACTGTAAGCGGTTCCGGAACCACCGGGCACCATGCCCGGATCGACAGCCGGCGCGACCCGGCCGACGAGGCCAGGGGGTACACGCTGCGCAGCTGGCAGAACCCGGCCAGTGTCCCGGTGTGGGTGGCTTCCGGTGACGGACCGGGCCGGCTCGTGTGGCTGACCGCCGATGGCCGCTACTCACCTGAAGCTCCTGAGGAGGCGGCCGCATGAGTGCTGTCAAGACCCTGATCCGCTGGCTGTGCGGCGGCTGGCTCTCCCGCCAGCCGGGTGATGTCCCGCCGCACGACGAGGCTGTCCGCCGCGCCGTGCAGGACAACGGCGGGCAGGACAACGGCGGGCAGTCCGACTTCCGGTCACTGGACGAGAGGCGCGACACGTGAAGGCGGGCAGGGAGTTCGCCCGCCTGTTCCCGCTGACCGTCAGGGCCGACCCGGAACTGCGGTCACTGGCCCGCGATGCCCGGCACCTGGAGCGGAACAACGACTGGGCGCACGGGGGGCCGGGGCCGGCTGAGCGGCTCGCCGGCTGGTGCACCCGCCCGCTGCGGGCGCCGGCCTGGCTGCTGGGCAGGATGCTCGCCGGGGGAGGCGGCCGTGACCGCCGCTGACCCGGTAACGGCTGTTTTCGCCGCGAACCTGCACCGCCTGCGCACCGGGAAGGGACTGTCCCGGACCGGGCTCGGCCGCCTCGCCGGAGTCGACCCGAACAGCATCGGCACCGTCGAGAACGGGCTCGGCAGCACCACCCTGGTCACCGCCGGGAAGATCGCCGCGGCGCTCGGATCGGACCTGCCGACCATGCTCATCCCCGGCGGAGGCACTCCCCGTGACCGCGTTCACTGAAGACGCCCGGGTCAGCGGAATCACCACCCCCTCCGCTGACCCGGGGCATGCTGCGGCGGCCACCCCATCCGCCGCCGCAGATCCGGGCGGACGCCACCCCGCCCCCGCCCGGGGCACCGCCTCCCTCTCGCCTCCCCCCGTGGGCGAGAGGGAGGCACTCACGTCCCCGCCTGAGCCGACAGGGGCCGGCTCAGGCGGGGGGGGAAACGCACCCGGGGAAGCGCGCATGCGGACGCCCGCTTCCCCGGGTGCCGCAACGCCGCCGGGGGGCGCGCAGCGAGCCAGCGCCGCGCTTCCCGGCGGTTCCACCGGAAGCCAGTGGGTGATCGAGCTCCCTGCGGGCCTCCAGCTGGTGACCCTCAACGACCGGGATCACCACATGGCCCGCCACCAGAAAATGCAGGCACTGAAGAACGCCGCGGTCGTGGTAACCCGCCAGGCGCGGCTGCCGAAGCTGCAGCGGATCGAGTTCGGCATCATCTACGACCCGCCGGATAACCGGGACGAACGCGACGCCGATAACCTCGCGCCCACGCTGAAGGGGCTTCTCGACGGCGTAGCGCTGGTCATCCTGCCGACCAAAGTTGTCGCCGGCAGCGCCGGGCCGCGCGTAGTCGGGCTGGACGGGCGCCGGCACGTTAAGCGCGTCTTCGCCGAGATCAGCGACACCCCGGTCCGCAAAGGCCGGCTGCGGATGGTCATCACTGACCTTGCGGGTGACCTGTGACCGGGCACGCTGCTGGCGCGCCTTCCCTTGTGCTGCCGGCGACTGACGAGAAGTGCTCACGCAATGCCTGTGTGATGATCGCGCTAACCGCGAGCCCTGTCTGCTCAGCCTCCGCCGTGAGCCGTCCCCGGACCTCTACCGGCGGCCGGTACGCGACCGGCGGGTACTTGTGGACGCTCGGCACGCTACTTGCCCGTCTTCGCGGCGGCGCGGCCGACAACCTCGTCGAGCCGGGCCTCCTCGACAGTGCCGGCCATGTAGGCGGCCGCCGCATTCCGCACTTCGGCGTTGTCGAGCAGCAGCTCGTTAGCGAAGTCGGCGGTCGCGTCGTAGTTGCCGGCCTCTCCGCCGCTGATGCGCTCGATCGAGTCGGCTACGTGGGCGATGAGAACGCTGTCCATTTCCTGTTCCTCTCGGCGTCCGGGCTGCCGGGCGGTGTTCTAGCCGGTGAAGACCGCGGACTTGCCGGCCGTGGAGATCCGGTCGGTGAAGGTGCTGCCGTCGGCGCGGCTGACGGTGATGACCATGGTCTTGCCGGACGGGCTGACCTTGGTCTCGGTGACGGTTCCGAGGACCGTGCGGTGGCCGGTCTTCAGGTCGGTCGTGGGGATGAACTTGCAGGTCATTTTCGTACTCCTTCGCTCGGTGGCAATACCACCACCGTACGCGGTGGCAATACCACCTGTCAAGCAGGTGCCTCATGACGCGCATCGGCTCGCTTTGCACCGGCTTCGGGGGGCTGGACCTGGCCGTGCACTCGGTGCTCGGCGGCGAGCTCGCCTGGGTGGCCGACCTCGACCCCGGCGCGTCAAAGATCCTCGCTCACCGCTTCCCGGACGTGCCCAATTTCGGTGACATCACCTCTGCCGACTGGTCGGCAGCCGAACCGGTCGACATCCTCACCGCCGGCTTTCCGTGCCAGCCGGTCAGCGCCGCGGGCAAGCGCCGCGGCACCGACGACGAACGGTGGCTGTTCGATGACATCTGCACGGCTGTTGGCCACATGGTCACACCGCCCCGGCTGCTCGTGTTCGAAAACGTCTATGGGCTGCTGTCTGCAAACGGCGGGGACGCTATGGCCCGAGTCGTTCACGGCCTGGCCGCGCTCGGCTACGTGGGACGCTTCCGGCTTCTACGAGCTTCCGACGCCGGCGCCCCGCACCGACGCGAGCGAGTCTTCATCATCGCCCGGCTTGCTCAAGACGCCGACAGCGCAGCTCGCGGTGAACGGCGGCTCGCAGCACCCGGAGAAGCGGAAGGCGGGCGGGCACGGGCCGACGCTGGCCGACGAGATCGAGCACCTGCCGCCGACACCGACCTCCCGCGACGGCAAGGGCCCGAATCAGCGAAACGACGCCTCGTGCCTGCACGGGGCGCTCCTGCCGACACCCAGGGCGACCGACGGAACGAAGGGCGGCCCGAATCAGCGCGGCTCGTCGGGGGATCTCATGCTTCCGAGCGCGGTCATGAGCCTCTTGCCGACGCCGATAGCTGCCCCTCCTGCGGATGTGCGTGGTACTTCCACGACGCCGGTGGATTCTGCGCCGGCCCCTGCGGCGGATACTGCCCCACTCCTGCCGACACCGAGAGCGACACGGGGTGGCTCGGCA